TTTTAATATAAAAAAAAGAGAAACGCCCCCCCCCACACCCGGCGGGGCCAAAAAAAACCCCCCCCGTGGAGAATATGCCGTGTATTCCGTAGACTCTGCTAGGTGTTACTGAGAGCTAGCCTAGCAGAGTATTTTGTAAATGCTCTCTTTTTACAGACTGGCACAGGATAAAGGAGTCCAACATGGACGCCAATCCTCTATTGTGCAACAATCATCCGATGTGCAAATTATTGTTGTTAATTTGCATTGTACCAATCGTGTACTTCTATTTAACGCCAGCTTTAATAAAGGCACTAGTAGCTACACTGCACCTTATAGTGATAGCTATAAAAGAACCAGAATTATTGATGGCTTTCTTTAGAAGCATATAAAAGATGAATCCTTTCTCAAAAACCCACTCAATAAAACAGAGAGTAGCTTACCCAGCTACTCTCTTTATTTTTTTTTGCCTTAGCTAGGGTATGATTTTATTACTAATCCTATTAAACTGCTATTACATTAGAAAGGAATATACTCTCATGGCTAGAATAATGCTTCCTATTACTGAAGTAGAAGACATGGTCACTAGGCCTGTCGTATTAGACATTACTCGTCAGTTAGTAGACATTACACACTTTCGTGATAGAGCTACCGGTGAGATGACTAGTGAGATACAGATACTGTTTCCAGGTGCTGAAGAAAGAGTAGCGCTGAATGGTTCTACTATTAATAAAGACAAAGACGTAGCTAATTTCAATCATGGTAATCAAATCAGCTTAGAGATTAGTGAAGAGATAGAGACTGATGCTGTATTGACTCGTGCTGTCATGAAACCTGAACATCTACCTTGTATCTTTGATAGTTGGTTAGGTGTATTGATTAAACCTGTCTATACACACACCTTTGTAAACATGGAGTTTACACAACGTTTCCAAGACAAAGCTACAGCTGAACGTTGGTTAAATGAGATGCGAAACAAGATAGCCATGTCTCGTGATACCATCTTGCATACTGCTACTTATTCTTACTCTATTCCATTACCAATGCTGACTATTCTCAAAGAGATACACCGTTTAAGAGAGAATGTAGCAGGCTATGGTGATAGCTGGGAAGAGTACATGGCACAAGCTACTACACCTAATGTAACTGTGATTACTAATGTAGGTGGTAAGACAGCACGCTGGGGTGTAAAAGAAACACAACAACGTATTATCGGCATGTTTGATTTCAATGCTGAACCTGAGAAAGGTTCTCGTACTGCTGAAGGTGATACTTGGACGGTATCTTTTACTTATCGCTTTGAATACGATAAACCAGCAGCTATGGTAATGGAGTATCCGTTAGTAGTACACAATCAGCTGTTAGACGAGAAATATCGTCCTGTGTATAAAGACAATAGACCCATGCAGCAGCTCACTGATGTAGAGCAGCTCTATCCAGTAACAGGTAAGTACTTTTCATTCTTTGAGTCTGATAGAGACTACGATAAGTATCTCAATACACAGATGGGTATAGCTATTCCTGAGTACGATGATTTCTTTCCAGCTTTTGTCCCAGCATATACGTGGAGACTGGTGACTTATCTAATAGGTATTACTGAAGAAGATAAACGTACACTAGTCAATTTAAAAGAGCTACCAGGTGTGGGTGATTTTGACCCTGTGTTACATGCGTTTCTATTAAAAGAAGCTCCTTGGGTACATGTACCTACTGAGTCTGTATTCAATATCCAGCTGTATCAAGCTGAAGATAGATTACGGCACACTCTATTTAGAGTGAATACTAATTACGACGTAGTAGCTACTACCATGCTAGACTTACGTCAAGTCTATCATGTACGATTAGGTATTTATAACGACTGGACTAAGCTCTCTGACAATGCTAAGCGCAGACTCAGAGAGAATCCTGATGTAATCAAGAAACTAATAGATGGATTGTTTCCTGATAAGAAACCTGAGTGGTACGATAGATTCATTAAAGAGCAAGAGAATGATGATGGTACTAAGCGTAAGAAACCTGTCTCTAGAGAGGACTTTGACAAAATAGCTGATGAGCTAAATGGTACTAAGGTTGACAACACTAAGAAGATTTGTGTTACTGTACAAACACTTTGGTTTAACGTATTACGTACTAAGCCAGATGAAGCTCTAGAGAAAGCTACTACACATTCATTTAACTATTAACAATAGAGAAAGGATATTTCACTCATGGCTGTATTAGGACATGAAAAAGAACCGCAGAAGAAGCCTATCAGAAGTCAAGAGATTAAACCACAGCTGATAGAATCACCTAAAGCTAAGTCTACACTGATAGATACTAGCTATACACCTAGAATCAACATTATTACGCAGATAGCAGGTGCTCCTTGGAAAGTAGTCTGGTACTCACAAGTGTTAGCTGATGATTCTCAACTACAAGGTCATCAAGTAGGTAAAGATGCATTGAATCAAGCTTACATTAAAGTAAATGACTTTATTCTTAGAGTGACTAGTCCTCTTTCTACTAGTCAAGAGAAAGACAGTAACAACTTTACTGTAAGTGGTGAAGCTAATGTCTATCCATTTCTCAAGCCTAATCAAGGTGACATGTTTGTAACTGATATTGGTGACGGTAGACAAGGATTATTTCGTGTAACTGATGTAGAAGAAAAATCCTTTTACAAAGAAGCTGCTGCTACTATTAATTACGTATTAGTGGATTATGCTGATGGCCCAGCTGGTGCTAAGCGTTATGCTGATTTAGAAGCTAAGGTAATAGAGACACGTTATTTCGTACTGGAATTCAGTAACTACAATCAGAACCCTTACGTAACAGAAGAGGACTATGGCAGTTATCGTGATTTCACTGAAGCTTATTCAGAGATACTAGATAACTACCTGCGTATGTTTTACTCTAAAGTAGCTAAGACCATTCTAGTACCTAAGCAGGTTAAGCCTACTTACGACCCATTTCTAGTACGTTTCATGCTAAAAGCATTTGATGGTAATAGTAATCGTCGCATGATTAATGTAAAGGATTTTGATTTATCTCAAGACCCTAATATTGATTGTCCTACGCTCTGGGAAGCACTCTTAGATAGAGATACTGATATACTCAGATACATTACTACCATGATGACCGTAGTACCTTCTAGTACATTCTCTATTAATGCTTACTTAGAGAACATCTATTACTCCACAGCAGAAGAAGTGGTCTATCCATTAAACCCAATAGGTACTGCAGATGGTGCTTGTGACGGTATTCGTAAGCAGGCCAGCAGGCTGACACTCTGTCCTAGTACAGACGGTACTGCTAATGAACCTTTTAAAGGTAAGTATCCAGTAGACGTTACTTTTAAAGATAATTACTACATCTTTACACGTCACTTCTACGAAAAGGATATACACATGACTTGGCTGGAAGCTCAGACTTGGAATTACCTAGAGAAGAAACCAGTAGATATTGAAGTATTGAAAGAATTAGTACGTCAGCATCACAACTGGGGTACTCTAGAGAAGTTCTATTATATCCCTGTACTACTATTACTAATCTATTCCGTTATAAGAGGCATCTGATGCAAGAGAGCATTAATACTGCTGATTTGATATTCAAGAAGCTATTTCGCATATGTGTACCTTACTTAGCCAGTCTCTCTGATGAAGAAGTAGACATGTTTGGCACACATCACCTGAATGATGCTGAATACGATACTTATCAGCGTAATCAAGATACCTACCGCTATGCTACTATTAATGACATGGTAGAGTTAATGCGCAGGGGTTGTCCTATCAAAATCACCAATTACAAAGATTCAGAGACTATCTACGAATGTATTATTAAGCATCTAGAGATGTGGAAGAATCGTGATACTGGTGATTTTATTTCACTCAATCTTAATAGACGACCTCCCCCACTAGAGGACTTAGAAGACCTAGACAGACTAGCTAGCATGATATTCCCTTATGCTAAGGATTTCGCTAAGACTACTCGTGTCGAGAACCCATTTACCGGTTCCATGGATGAGTTTACATTATTTCCTAATAGCGAACTATTCGGAGTATCACCTATTAATAGACTACCACAAGACATGTATCAGTCTATTAAAGATGAAGTAGATGAACCTACTGATTATAAATCCATGGCTGACTTATTTGCAGAGAGACATGCTAGTACTACAGCTGGTGTATATCACATAGCCACTAAGACTGAGGAGTAATGAAGAATGGATATTACTAATACGAGTTTTATCAAAGAAGTAGATGCCATTCTCAAGAATGGCGAATATGGTAGAATGTACGAGTACGATGTATACGTACACGTCAATAGAGAATCTAAGGTGTATAAAGCAGTCAAGCTAGAGTCGATTGACATAGTCCGTGATTATGTCAATAACTTCTCTGACCAAATCATTATTAAAGCATTGTTTACAGGTGGTGTCTATGCTGACCACATCTTTCCGTATTCAGATGCTTTAGATGTTACCTTAGTCAAGAGACCACTCTGGGGTAGCTGGGCTACTAAAGATACTAAGAAAGAAAACTGGACTGAGAAGTTCACAGCAGTATTGACTAATAAAGCTAGTCCTACTGTTAAACAAGCTAAAGAGTATACTAGTACTGAAGTATTAGACCAAGCTAATATTATCTCGTTAGAGTTTAGTCTTATCTCTAAGACAGCTGAAGAACTCAACATGATTATCTGTGGCGGTGTGTTCCGAGCTATGACTACTGATGTAGCTGTAAAAACAGTACTCACCAATGAAGCCTGTCAAGCTGGTAATGACCAGTCTGTAATAGTAAAAGGTGTAGACATGATACCAGCTAGTAATTTACAGCCACGTGATCACATCGTCGTGCCACATGGTACTAAGCTGATAGACTTACCTAATTACATCCAGAAGAAATGTGGTGGTATCTATAATGCTGATATAGGCTATTATTTACAAGAAAGAATGTGGTATCTCTATCCAGCTTACGACTTGACACGCATGGATACTACTGATAGAGTAATTACCTTTATCAATATACCGGCTGGTGCATTACCTCATGTAGAGAAGACATTTCGTTATAATGGTAACCAAATCATTGCATTAGCTAATAGCGACATCTCTTTAGACAATGCTGTTAAAGACGTACAGCGTAATGCCGGTAATGCTGTAAACTTTACTAGTCCTAAAGAGATGATGCATTCCATGTATTCTCAAGGTGGTAACAAAGTAGTGTTTGATAAGAATAAGACTAATACTGAAGCTGCTACAGATACACGCTTTGATGATAAAACATTTATGCCTGTCTCTAATGCACCTATTACAGACAATGCAATGGCTGAATTTAGTAAAAACGCTAAGCTCAAAGCCCATAATGGGGTGGTCGAATTAGTATGGGAACGCTCTGAACCAGATAAAATTTTACCTGGCACTATGTGTAAAATCTACTACGTAGAGCAGGGTGTAGTCAAGAAATTAGAGGGTATAATTGGCAAAGCACATCACTATACTTCACAGGTAGGCAAGGGTTTATCCCAAGCTCAATATGTTAATTGCACTTACGTGTCAGTGTTTGTAGACACTAATAAACTGGTGAATACAGACTCTGAAAAGACAGCACGTGAGGCTAACAATAATACTCCCTTGACTAAACCCTCACACACAGGCAATAGGGCCTCTTCTAAGCCTACTAGGTCTAGTAGGTCTGTCTCTACTAAATCAAGAAAAGCTACTCAAGTGCGCTCGTCAGGCTAACCGCCTGGCGGGCGTTTTCCGTATGCCATGCAGACTGGAATTTCCATTTTTCTAGTCTACATGTATCTTATCTTTGTAAAGGATTTTTGCAAATGGCACAAACGTACATTAAAATCAACCCAGCGCTCAGTGCTGAGCAAAACATGCTGGCTCTGATTAATGCTGCGCTGGTACAGGGAGCTACTCCTTTTGCATTAGGAGATTATACTCTCTCTAATCCAGTGTCAGTCTCTACTACTGAGTTTAACAATACTCAGGTAGTAATCACGCCTAATAGTGGTGTAAATGCTACTGCAGCTACTAAGCTCTACCATCGTGCTGATGTGGGCTTGAAAGGTGCTGAGAATGGTGCTGATATTAAGACTATTGCTAAGCGTCTGAAAGCTAAACAGAAAGATACTCTAGCTGAGACTCTTACTGCTGTAGCTCAAGAGGTTGGTTTAGTAGCTACTGAGTTTGACATTGAGAAAGTAAAAGGCAATGCCAACTACAACTTTAAGTTGACTGCTAAAGCTGGTTCTCACCTCTATATCGGTGCTTTAGGTGTAAATCTAGGTAAAGAAGCACAAGGTTCTATTGAAGCTAGTATTCCAGCATTCCGTCAATTAGACAGCACTGATACTAACATTGCTCAAGTAGTAACTGGTAAAACAGCCGCTGCTCAGCTGTCTACTCAATTAGAGAAAGCACTCAAAGGTAACTTGACTATTGAACAGTTCAACATCTCGGCTACTAGTGTAGTAGATGATGATGAACACTTCAACTCATCTGTTACTTTGACTAGCAAAGACTCTGATGATACCGGTATTGAGAAACCTGCTGTAGTCAAATACAACCGTGTAGACTTAGCTAAATATAAAGAAGTATCGCTCACTAGCAAAACGTTAGCGGCTAAAGGTAAAGAGAACTCTGTAACTGCTGCTAACCAATATGTCAAAGAAGTATTTGCAGCTTTAGGTTTAGATGAAAACAGTATTCGAATCACTGAAGCTACTGGTACTATTGACCCAGCTACAGGTTATACTGGTAATATCGTAGTAGAAGCTATTGAGAATAGTCCTGTTACTGTAGGACGTGTTACTATTGCAGTAGAACTCAAAGAAGCACCTAAGCTATTGAAACCTACTGAAGTAGACTTGATGGTAAGCTATAATGCACCTAACTACAGTACTACAGCGCCTACTCACTTCCGTGAACACAAAGCTCTGGAAGGTAGCCCTACAGTAGACGTACGTCAATAATAGAAGAGGTAATTGAATAATGAAACTTTTAAAAGAACTCAGCGTCTATGCGCTACAACAACTCTTCGCTAATAAACAAATGGGTGAGGGCAGCTACCGTTTAGGTGAGATTACTGATAAAGGTGATTCTCGCTTTAAAGTAGCTAGTATTACGCCTAATGATTTGTTTGAAGTACAAGAGCAAGAGTACTTGGATATTACATTGGCTAAGAATCCTCTACCTGAGGAATTAGTCAATGGTTTAGCAGAACACGAACGTGATAGCTTTGAAGCTTGGCGTAAATATCGTCGTTTGGTGCTAGATGAATGTAAGTTAGAAAATATCCGTTTCAATGGTGCTTTAGGTTATAATCGTTTAGGTCACAATCAAGATGCTCTGTACGTAGCTGACTTAGTACTGACTTACGAACAGTTCGATACGAAAACCTCACCTCAAGGTGAACAAGAACCTGATACTAGTAATGTAACTGGTAAAGAGACTATCAATCTGACCATTGGTCTGACTAAAGAGCTCTTCCACATGGGTTACAACCGTACCCTGACTGCAAGTGCGACTGGTGCTGTAGATAAAAATGGTAATCCATTACCTTCACCTGTGATTACTTACCGTAACATTCACCCTGAAGGTAAAGCTTTTGGTGACTTAGCAGTAACTAACCGCTCGATTGGTTGGCATGGTGGGGATGTTGATGATACTGCTGGGGAAGATTACTACACTATTATAAATGGTTACAAAGCACCACAACGTACTAGTGTAGAGAAACCTCTGTTTGATTTGTTGAATAAACCAGGTAAGCTACCTAGTGACATCACTGTAGAGCAACTCAAGACTAGCAATGAAGCTCGTCAGAAATTGTTCTTACTCTCTGATGAAGGTAAAAGCTACAGCTACTACAACTCTTTAGATGAAGGTAATGTTTTAAAAGCTGTGTCATTGACACAGAAAATGATTATGCCTTCTAGTGCTTTCGTATCAGGCTCTACACATGGCGTAGAGTTTCAATTAGCACATGCTGGTATTACACCTGAGCTCTACGAGAGCTACGAAGTAGTAGGTGATGTAGCTAATGCTAAAACAGGTGACGAAGTCACTATTCGCATTACACCTAAAGACAACCCATTCTTCTTGATTAATCCTAGCTTTGAGTTTGACTACGTAGAACAAGTCAATGAAGCAGGTGAGTCTCGTAATGTGTTGAAACCTACTAAAGTAACACAAGGTCAGCTGGAAGTAACTGTAGTAATCATTACTGAAGAAGACATTAAGAAACATCCTTTTGCTGTAGGTATGCGAGCACCAGCTCTCTTGTCTACTAAGCTCTTGAAAGCTAAGAATGCTTCTGATGCAGCTGCTGCTCCTACTCAATATGCTACCGAAACTGAAGAAGCAGACTGGCTTAACTTCTTGATGAACTCTGCTGTAGTAGATGCAGCTACTACTAAAACTAACCGTCTGTATAAAGTACTGACTGATGTTGGTGTAGGGCACATGCCTTATACTACACAAGGTGAGGTAGAGCTAGCTACTAAACATCAATTGGGTTACACCAATATTCCAGTAGTACCTGCTCAGTTCTTAGAGTACGGCTACATTGGTGAACCTCTTAACTTTGGTACAGCGGATAACCCAGTACAAGAGAAAGGTATTAACGAATTCCATACTCGCTATGTGGTATTGCAACACAAGACTACTAGTGAACAACGTGTATATCGTGCAGCCCCTGTAGCTGACTTGATGAGCTACATGTTCAAGAAAACACCAGTATCTGGTGAAGAGTTTCTTGGTCAGTTTATGGACAGTACGAAAACAGTAAGCGTGAGTGTAAAAGGTAAAAACTTTAGCTTGCGCGTACCTGGTAATAATGAGATTCGTGTAGGCTATAAAGACCATGATAGTAATGGTGGCGAGTTCAATCGCACGATATACGCCAGCAATACTGGTAATGTGTCTAGTATCAATGAAGACGGCAGCCCTGTTGCTATTGATACAGCTATTGCTGACGGTCGCTTGTTTGTAGTATCCTCTACTGAATCAGGTGTATTGACTAAAGATACTACTGAGTCTGATTTGAAAGACTTGTTGGTAGAATTGTTTGGTATTCCTAAAGACAAACTGGTTACACTGACTAAGTACGAAGAACCTGAGGATTTCAAAGGTGATAGCGGCTTGACATTCTATCACATTGGTGTGGGTTATGACTACGGTTTGACTTACGACTCTGTGGTATTCGGTGTAAAGTTGCAAGTTGATGCAATGCCAGGTTTTGAAGAACTGGTCGCTCACAAAGTTGAGACTGCTGTAGCCCCAGCCTTGGTGAAACCATCAGTACTTCGATAACCTAAATAGGGTGGTTTATTAACTTAAATCGCCCTATTTTCTTTACGTATATTCTATTATTATTTTTCGAGGTTTTTAAACATGAAAACAGTAAATATTGCTACGGCCTTTAAATGGAGAACATTCGGTATTCTGGACATTGATGGTAAAGGTAATGATTTTAAATTAACACAAGAGGGTGGTAAAACCATTGAGCAATTTCGTCAATCGGCAGAATACACCGGCGTAGACTTTGGGTATAAAGATACACATGCTTTGTTTGGCGGCGTTAGCGGAGCTTTTGGTATTGGTACAAATGGTGGCGAGCCTTTTGGAAACCCAATTTATCTTGGAAACTCGTTAGATGATTACTTAACAATGAGTTATGTGGATAAACCATTTACACCCCCAAATACTATTTTGGTAAGACCAATAACAAACACATCTTTCAAAAATGTTTCTGAAAATTATTGGTACGTAGACCCAAAAAGTGAATATAGTTACTCGACTTCTGAGTTTTTCACTAACTACAGACTCTACAGTAAACTATCACCTCGATCATTAGGTACTTGGTACGCAGAGCTATCAAAATACTTTGATGCTACCGATGCTTCTGGTTTGTATACCGTAATGATGTTCCCAAGATTAGAAAAAGTATCTTTTAATAAAGGTGCTGTTTTCTTACAAAAAGATGGTGATGGAAAACCTTTGATTATCCCAGAAGGCGAATCCGTTGGTTATCATGAGATTTCTAACATGATGATTGGTAGTCGAGTGGCTACTGTATCTGCCAAATATCGTCAGCTTAGAAGTAAAGACGATATTAATTGGACGAAACTGGAAACTGATGGTGTCGTAGTAGCTAAAGGAGACGGGACTTATACAGTTAAGCCAGAAAAATGGAGTGAGTATAATGAATATATTCTCACCTTACCGTACGTAGAACGTACAGTTACTGTAGATTTTACTTACGACCCGATGCATCTTGACTTCAGTCCACAAGCTATCTACGATAACTTAGTTTTAGAAAACGCAGTTAAAATGTGTCCGGATTATAAAGTAGATTTGACTGTTACTCAACGAGGCATGGCGTCTTTTCCCTATTTTGCTAACTTCCTTACTGGACTACCTAAGAGAGGTCTTCTTAAAAGTTATCTAGGTACTAAGCTAGAAGAACTCGTTAATATTAGCGAGCGATTCCAGAATGAACCTTTCTTAATGAAAGATATTGCAAATACTCGCTGGACTAAATCTTTTTATCAGTTACTTGAAGAACATCCTGAAGCTATTGAAGATAAGGAAAAATTGAATACTCTGTTTAAACAATCTCCAGAGTATGCTTATTTGACTAGTATGTGGCATTCTGATGTAAAAGTACCAGTAACACGCTCCCAAGGACCAAATTACGAAGAGAGTAATTTATCAACTTGCCTAGCTAACGTGGGTATCCGTACAGAGTTTCTTGATTTCAAAAACTCTAATATTAACTATCCAGAATGGTACTACGGTGAAGATTATCCAGAAGTGAAAGATACTGGTGCCGAGCATCAAGTTACTATTAAGATTAAAGATACACCATTCTTCTCAGCTAATCCAGAAATTTCCATTGAGGCAGATGAGAAAGGTGTAATCAGTGTAACCTCAAGCGAAAATAGAGGACTTACTTTTAATCTAGTTGACTGTGGTGATGAAGGTACTACTCTTTTAACTCACATGGGTAGTAGTTGGGAGTATAATGGTGAAAATAACGATGCATTCACTACTCTTATTGATAGAGATTGGAAATGCCGTCTGTATACTGGCGCAATATTGAATAATCCAGAATCAGTAAGTCCGGATAGTTACTTTATTGGTAATGATCCTGAAGCTGTATTACCAGCGTATGGTAAATATACAGAGGCTAAGAAACTAAAAGACACCCTTTTCTTTAAGGCCATGCACAATGTAGTTGGTTTTGAATATACTGGTAATTATTGGAAACGTTTCGCTAAACCCAATAACAAGTTCAATGTATTGGATTTTAGAGATGGACCAATCCGTTTTGGTGTAGTACCTGTCTTTAACCTTTCAGAGATGATTGCTTATCGCACACCACGTACATATATCGAAGACACTAGTTCTACCACTTTAGAACCTATTAACACAGTACGCATCCATGTTAAAGATGGTGGCACTGAGTTTGATATTGATTTAGTAATCTTTACTAAGTTCAGTGATGCTGAATCAAGCGATAGCAAACTAGGTTTCTTAGTACGCTATGTAGGTGCTCGTGCTAATTTAGACAAGTTCAGCTTTAATAAATTCTGGAAAGTGTTGGCTGGTAAATTCCATTTACGCTGGACTACTGAAGCTAATGCTAATAAACATCCTGAAATTGAAATGTTCCAACGCAGTCAGTTTAAAGTAGACGATGTTGATGTACTAAAATTGCCTGAAGGTGCTGGTGCTTTCAAAGAGTACGATGAGTCTTATGGTGAAAGCCAACCTATTGGTAACTTCCACCGTATGGTAATCACCGAGTCTTATCATGCCGAGGTAGGTAGTGAAGCTTATTTCATCTACCGTCCTAGCTTGAATAAATTTACTGATTAATATCAGTAAGTACTGACTAATTTTTAACAGCAGCATATTGCCTAGGAGAGCCTATAAAGCTCTCCTAGGTTTATGCCATTTTCATTTATTTCTTTTATAAAGGATATACTCTCATGAATGCAATGACTCACACAGCGCAGCTGAGCTCGTCTCAGCAAGCTATGACCATTAGAGAATTACTCACTTACCTTAAATCTATCCCTGAGGATACAGTATTCCCTGTAGGTTTAGGTAAGCCTTTCATTATTAGTAATATCACAGACCAGATTGTCTTTTCACCAGTACTGTTTGCTAAAGCTGGCAACATGGCTAATAGCCTAGACTACCTATTAGGAGCTGAGCTTACTAGTCGTACTGGTGCTCGTGGTATTATTCAATTAGACCGCTGTTATGCTTACTTTGGCTTAGATGATAATAGTGGTAGTACACCACTGAATCTATTAGTACTGACCATGCTTCGAGCTATGTCTACTGATACAATTAAAATCAAAGCTAAGTTTGTCAAAGAAGATACTAGTGAAATGTCTAAAGCCTATGTAGAGTTTGCAGTACCTAAGATTTGGTGGCATACTCTGTCACTCAAGCATCGCAATGCTTTAGCTTTAGAATACATGACTAATCAGCTGTTCAGTGGTATTACTTATTTACCTACTGGTACTAAAGTAGAATTGGAAGAAAAGAAAGAAGACAAGAAACAAGAGATTGCTAAGCAAGATACTGCTAAGCAGGATAGCTCTAGTAAGCCTGTACAGCCTCCTGTAGCTACTACAGACCCTAAAACTGACTCTAGTACTACTAAGACTGAGAAAGCGCAGGAAAACGGCCCTGAAAGCCAGCAAACAACACCTGAGAAGAAGGAACCTACTCAGGCTGAAGACAGTGGTAAACAGAAGTTAAAAAAAAAAAAAAAAGATATTAAAAAAAAAAAAAACAGCACCCCCCCGGGAGAGTTTTATGGGCTCCCCTGGGCTATGTCCGCATTGATAAACATCACTGTAACGTGACTTGTAACTACAGAAGTAATTGCTAGATACTTTGAGATATAAATTATCTACTAGAGTGGACTAATCCTACTCTTTTTTGTTAATTCATTTTTGATAAGGAAAGTAAAGATGCTAAATAAAGAATATTTAGAACGTAAACTAGCTAAGCTAGAGAAGGAAAAAGAAAGGTTGGAGCAAGAAGCTGCTTTTCTCAAGAATCACACTCGCTCTTTGAATATAAAAGAGATAATAAGACCTGTAGCTATTATTTCGTACATTGTACTACTGCTTATCTATTTCACTGTAGGTAATAAAGCCTATTTACATGCTAGTTATTGGCTAATAGGCTTCATGGTATTACTCCATCTAATACCTAGCTTCTATACGTCAGTAGAAGGCTTGTTTATCTATCGACTAGTACGTAAGTATCACCCTAAAGACTTACCTACTATACGACGTATCTACGAAAGACTAGCCACTATGCCTTTTACTAAGACATATTTAGAAGAAGAAGGTTATTTTGCAGTATTTATCGATGAAGAAGAGTTAGACTACTGTGATAAACAAGGACTCTCTATTATCTCAGGTATTTATCGCATGATTACTGGAGTCAATCAGTACATTAAAGAGTTTGCAATAGTAGCAGGGACTTCTCAAGGTAAGAAAGCTTTGACTGTATTTATCAAGCCTATTACTAACCGTAAGGATTATAAAGACTATTTTCCTGAAGAAGCTTTAGGTAAGATAGAGACATTCGTTCATGAGTTAAATGAGATGGCTGATAACTTCTTTATCAAAGAAGCTCTACCTAGCACTATTACTTTATCTCATGGCAAAGTGAAAATAGATTTAAGAGAAGTAGGTGATGAATTAGTAATATCAACTATCAATGAAGACGGTAGTCTAGTACCGTTAGTCACTAATAATGATAGAGCTGATTACCAAGTACAGACTATTCACATCTTGAAAGCATTTGTGACATTACGTCACTTTGGTTATAAACTGTAATTTTGAAAGAAATGAACGAAGTGAATCAAAGGTATCTAGAAATGAACGGAACCAGTCATTGTGTAAAAGTAACATTCTCAGTAGTAGGTACACGTACTCTAGAGTACATGATAAATGAGAATAAAGAATATCAAGGTAAAATCTATTTTACTTTTGATAAAGAGAAAGCTACTAATGAAAATACTATCTACGTAGGTTTTAAAGAGGACTATTTGGATTTAGTAAATTCAGAAAGTACTATCCGTCTTACAGACCGTATTCTCAAGTATATCGAGAAAGGATACAGTGAGTATGCTAAAGAATCAATACATCTCTTTATCGGTTTTGCAGATAAGACACTACAGGGCTTTGTACAGAGTTTACTGTACGAGGTAATAATGGCTAATGTAGTTAAAACATTTAATGTTGATGATGCAGCTTTAGCACCAGTACAAGTAAGTAAGAATGTACTAGCTATTTACGAAGCTGAGTCTGGTGCTTATCGCTTGTATGCTACTAATGGTTTCACAGTACTGGATGAGCAGCACATTCCTACCGGTACTAGAGGAGGCTTAGTACAAAATCCTAATAACTTATCTGGTGAAAGTACTTGGGTAGCTGACGGTGTTAAAGTAGATGCTGTAAGTCTGTTAGAGAATGCTTGTATACTCTCTACTAACAAAGACACAACAGTAGATGTTACTAACTCTATTGTACTAAATAGCATATTGAGACTAAGTGAGGAGGTAAATGGCTCTATTGTAAATAAGTCTCTCATGACCTGTGCTGGTATTACTGGTTGTAGTTTAGTAAAAGCAGTTAAACGTACTCTAGGCGGTTATGACAATAGCATCATCTTTAATACCGACAGGTTTCTTGATATTACTCCTGATGCTTCAGTACATGGTTTTGTCGCTAGTCCCAATCATCCTTTTGAAGTAAGTACCAGACGTACTAGTAGTAAGTACTATTACGTAGGTATAGATGGTAAGTACTACATTAGAGATGAAATGTCTAATAGAGAGGTATTGAATAAAGACGTGTACTTTAAACGGCTAGGTTTAGTACCAGAGGACTCTAAAGTAGTAGAGGATAATGTAGCTAAATTGAAAGAGCTAGTAAGATTCATTAATATCGATAATTACGTGGCTGCTGCAGTAGCTTCAAAACCAGTATTTACTGTTAATATTAGCGGTATTGGCCACTACATGCATTCTTTTAATACTGTTAATACTTTTCATTACTTGAAAAATGAAAACGTATTAGTGAAAGAGTATCGAGAGATAGCTGCGCTGATAAAGGAGCTACATTAGTAAAAGAAATGAGTAATTAAAAGATATTTTAGTTACTTATTATCAAACAGAGTGAGGGCTGCTGCCTTCACTCTTTTTTTAATCTTTAACAAGGAATATTTAAAATGTCAAAATATAAATTTGATACAACAGACCAACCACTCATTGAAGTGGTAGATGAAAATGGTACAGTAGTAACTAGTATTGATTCTGTATCTGTCTTAATGGATACAGTAAAAGGTCTTAAAGATGATGTAGCGGACGTTACGAAGCATTACAAGCACAATATTCTCTCACAGGCTGTTAAGGAAGTTGGTAATTGCAGTTTCCATGATTTTGAAGATTTAGATACAGATAAACTTCTTGATATTGTCAGAGAGCGATACTTTGTACCAGACGATGGTAAGGTATACAAACCTAACGATAAAAACAAGTTTGTCTATTCAGCTGATAAACGCATCTGGCGTATGTATCTCATCAATAAAGATGGTACTGAAGAAGTAGGAGGTTGGGTAGAGAATCCTCAGTATTTGTTAGGAGATGAAAACTGGGTAGGCGAAAACGCCGTACTGAAGGGTATTTGTGTCTTAAAAGATTGTGATATTATCGGTAATAGCAAAGTCATTGACGGTGTGTTTATAAACAGCACGGTCTATGATTCTTTAGTATCGGACAGTTTCGTACAAAACAGTCGTATATTGAATAATTCAGAAGTAATAAAATCCTTCATCAAGGATTCGTCAACAGAAGGCAGTTATTTGCACAGCATGTCGGCAAAAGAAACACATTTTTTCCATGACTATTTTTCTGCGCCGTATGAACCAGAATCATTTAAAAGGTTACATTCCCCTGAAGATAACGTAGTCTCCTACACTGTTGAAAATGTAGGTACTGCTCACAATACACTGACTGTAGGTTTTCTCAGCAATGGTGAACTGATAATTACCCGAGGTTGTTTTAGTGGTACTCTCAAAGAGTTTAAGAAAGCCACTCACAAAGACTATAGCAGAAGTATAGTGGAGTCCAGATACTATTACCAGATGGTTCGCTATTTGGTTAAGAAACTGGAAGCAGAGCACGATCCTGATACAGTAAAGGAATTATCGGTTGCTGCTAATAAGACAGACGAGCTGATGAAGCTAGTAAATAGGTTGACTGTCGTGTCTTTACTTAAAGACCATGCTTTTAAAGATTGGGTATTAGATAAACTAATGCCTTTGATTAACGATTTAGAAAGAGGTATTTAAACATGGAAGAAAATGCAATTTTGCCTATGGTAATTAAATTTACTAAACAAGAAGGTTGTGACGAACTATCAGAACAAGCTGCTGCTAAGATTGCAGAAGCATTCACTGGTGATGATACTACTGATTTTGCAGCCACTGCAGCTAATATCAACCATGCTATTTCTGCTGGTATAAAACCAGGCACTACGCATGTGATGCGTGCACTATCAGGGAAGTGTACAGATACATCTTCTACGCTTTATGGCGTTCCGCCTACAAAACTGTATAGAGATAAGGTTAAGCTAGAGCTTGTAGATGGTGCCGACTATTCAGTGCGGTTAGTAACAGAGGGTAAAGAATCAGAAGCAGCGGTAGTAGACGTATCTGACATGCTTGATGTATCTTTAGCTGATTTTCCAACCATTCCTAGTTATAAGACCGTGCACGAATGGCTAAAAGCTGCCAATCTTGCCGTAGCAGTCAAGGTTTGTAAAGAAGCTAATCTTGACCCTACTTCTAGACATCTAGATTTAAGCTTTACTAGAGTACTACTCAAACGTTGGTTCGACAATCATTGTACAGTTGCAATCAAGGTAAATGCTTGTCTAGAATTACGATTCGAGTATCACATAACTGGAGCTTTTGCATGGCGTCTTCGCACCACCCAAGACTATCATTTTGAGGTAAGCGGTAAAGGACACTTCATCCCTGCTAATACATTAGGTGGTACTGTACATGAACCATTGCTAATCAGTGGCAAAAATGTCTGGATTGACCACGATTCAATGGTAGTAAGCAATTCTGTTGTTGTAGACTCAATGATTGCTGACATCAGTGTTATTCGTGATGCTACTGTAATTGACTGTGAGGTAAAGGATTCTACTGTCGATGTCAGCACTATTGCTAGCTCTTCTGTTAGGCACAGTTACTTAGATAAAGTAGTAGCAATGGATGACACTATTGTTTCCTCTTCGCTTAACAATATCGTAGTGGTTTCTAACGAACATGTATTACGTCGGACAATATCTGGTCATTTTCGTCGTTCACCACTTGTATACTACTTTAATAGTTACGGTGAAGAAGTGACACCATTCAGTGTAGAAGGTGTAGGCAGTGAAAATGGTACTATTGTTGTAGGTTACTGTGCTGACGGCAATGTCTACATTAGTCGTGGTTGTTTCTTCGGTGCTTATCGTGAGTTTAAGGAAAGACTGGAAGCGCAGAGCTATCGCAGCAAACTGGACTCTAAGCATTACCTGAACTTCGTCAAGTATCTGGTACGCAAGATGGAGCAGAAGAACATTGATAGTGTAAGAGAATTAGTCAGAGATATGGCTGAGGTAAATGAATTACATTCCAACGGCCAAGTACTGATTGAAGACCCACAACAGATAACCGCTAAGCTGTCAAAACGCTTAGAGATTGTGCGTGAGTTGTCTGATAAGGTCAAACAAGCCTCAGGCAAGGAGTAATCTAACTAATACAGGAGCGGTATTAACTACCGCTCTTATTTCCCTATTAACTAGAGAAAGAAGGTAAAACATGATTAAAGCATTAGGTAATCTACTTACTAGCGTAATGCTAGCTACTAGTAGCCCAGCTGATAACAATCTATCTGTACTAGAATACAGTCGACAGGCTGAATGTCTAGCTCGCGTAGTCTATTTTGAGGCTAGAGGCGAAAGTAAACAAGGACAGCGCGCCATCATGGATGTAGTACTCAATCGTAGTACTCATCCTGAGTTTAAAGCTAATGGTAACATCTGTAATGTGCTAAAACCTAGTCAGTTTCAATGGCTCAAGAAAAAGCACTCTATTAAAGAGAAAGAAACCTACGCTAAGATACGTGCTTATGCCTATCATTATTATCGTCTACACATTACTAATAAACGTGTGGATTCTACTAATGGTGGGTATTTCTTCAGCAGTAATGGTGTAAAACCAGCACCACGTGCTATTAAACTATCTAAAGTAGGTAATCATCAATTTTTCGGTTTGAAAGGTATTAAAAATGACAATAGTAAACGTTGGAACATTCGGCAAGTTAAAAATGTGGTTTGCACGAAAGAAGTATCTGAATTCAGTATCTAAGCTAAATAAGACACCTGTAGAGTATCTATTGTGTGCAGCTAAGGTATTAGGGTTATCAGTAGTGAATCACTCTGATGAATCTGCTATAGTAGAAGTAGAAGTTAATTCTAATAGCTTAGCTTCAGTAGTAGAGCTATTAGCGCTGACTAATGATTATACTGGGTCTATTAGCTTTGACGAATTTGTAGGTGGTAAGTTCCAAATGACTATTTGGTTTAAGAAATACCCTAGTGCATTTCTACATGCTAATGAGTTAGGCAAGCTACGTGTATATGCAGCTCTGTTTGATGAAAATAGTAAACAGAAAGGGTCTACTGGTGCATATCGTAATCAGCTAGCACGTTTTAGATACTACTCTAAGCGCCTATCTGATTTACAGCCTAGTGTAGATTATCAACACTTCAAATTCAAGAAGCAGATTCAGTTGAAAGTAGCATTAGGTGATAAAGAGTATAGTGATGTAGAGTACTTTAATGCGGACTCTACTGATTCACATGGTACTTATCACAATCTGCTGAATCTGTTTCTGTATTCACAACTACAGAAACAATTGTTTGGTTATTTTAAATAAGGGGAATAGCTTAGTCTATTCCTGTTTTTAAATAGGGAGTATTTAAAATGAAAATGCTTAAGACTTTAAGACTAGTAGAGACTGATAGTGAAGTAACAATTTCACTAGAGGTATCTGGTAGAAATATCAATATTGAAATGAGTCATCTAGACAAAGATAGCTGCAATAAGCACTACAGCTTATCTGACTTGATTTATCCTATCTTGTCATTGCGTGATAAATATCTTGAAGATATCGAAGCCACTACTAATAAAGTATTAGCTAATATTGAAAAGACTAAAGATGCTATTACTGACTACATTGTAGAAGCTGTAAAAGAGTATACAACTGATAGCTTAGATGCATCGGCTATTTGTGATATCAGAATTCTAGTACGTAAGTATCTGAACAATAATCTAAATCAGCATCTAATCACTCAGTTAGAACCATTGGCTAATGATTATTACACCGTTACTCCTATTATTCAAGATAATGGCCTGATATATTGGCGAGCTATGGCTAAACAGTCTTTCATGATTCTGAACAGCTATACTACTTACAAAGTAGAAGCTGGTGAAGTATCAGCTGATATGCTCAATCCATTCTCGTTATTGATAAGTGGTGATAAACCCTCTTGGGTGGTGGGTAAGGGTGTGTTAGGCAATGGTGCTATCTTAGTAAACTCTATCGTAGACCTAGGTGATAAACGTGAACAGTTTAGTAATCTAGATAACACGTTGGTAGTAGATGCTAGTGTGATTCGTAATGACATTATCAAGAATTCAGCTATTATCAATGCAAGCGTGTATAAATCTAGCTTATTAAATAGTTACATTTACGATACTAATCTGGATCATTCTGCTGTAGAGAATACGATGATGTACACTAACGGTCAAGTAGTTAGAGATGTTAGCTATTGCTACTTATACAACACCGATAGCACTGCTAAGGCACTACATTTTGATGTGTTTCCTGACTTTTCAGAACGTCTGATGCCGCGCGTAGCTAGTGGTGTAGGTAGTCGTAATGCTAAGTTATCTACATTTACTACCTCAGAAGGTAATCGTCGTATTAGCACTGGTTGTTTTGAAGGTAGTTTAGAAGAGTTTAAGCAGCGTATTGCGCTTGAGGGGTATTACGTTAATGACGACCGTCATGGTTATGCAGCTATGGTAGAGTATCTCTTTAACAAGAATACTAAAGAGTCTCTTAAGTTCTACGATGGTTTATTGACTGTGTTTAATCAATTACCTGCTTTATTGCATCAAAAACGTGAGCATGCCAGTCCTACTCTAGTAACGGCTTTAGAGACTGTGTATCGCATACCAGTAAAAGTCTACGACAAGTATGCGTTTATGACTGTTTTTGCATTACACGATGCTGCTGAAGCTGTAGTAAAGGAAGCTGAAAAATCGTTCTCTGATAAAGATGATGATTTTGAAAATGGATTAACTTTAATTTAAATAGGAGTAAATGAAAATGTCTTTAGCCTTTTGGTATTATCTAATCTCTATCTCAGAATCATTGCGAGATATATTCACTACAGCTAGCAGGTTATCTTTGGCTGCCATAATACTCTGCGCTTTTCTGCTAGGATTGAAAATTGCTTTCAGTCTAGACAATGATTTATCAGCATACCTTGCCGATAAGACCAGCCCATTATCACTGGCATTCTCTAAAGTACCTAAGATACTCAAAATCTCAGTGTTTGTACTAATACTGAGCAATGTCTTGTACGTAGTAGTGCCTAAGAAGCAAGACTTGATTATCATCTCAGGCCTAGCTGTAGGCGAAAACATCGTACGTGAGATTGGCAAGTCTGAACTAGCTAACAAGTTGTATCTGGTAGTCAATAAACAGCTAGATGCTATCCTGGAGCAAAATGAAATTAAAGACCAGTCTGAAGACAAGAAAGAGCAGCCTAAAGCTGCTTCTACAGCACCAAATGCTGCTTCAGCAGCACAATAGATTCTAGAAGTATTAGGATTTATATCATCTTAAAGAATAGGGAAATGGTTCTCTATTCTTTTTTGTTTAACTTAAAAGGACTTTAAAAATGGCTGACAAAATTTATTCAGTAGATTTAAAAACTCTACAGGAACCACTTCCTCCAGTATACGTATTAACAGCACATAATGCTAAAATTGACCAAGAGACCAATACTCTTAAAGTAACCGTGGGTGATACTGAAGTAGAAATTAGTACAGAATCTATCTCTGAACTTATTGCTGTTCATGAACCTAAAGAGTCTATTCTACTACCAACTGACGTAGAAGACGTGTTATTGAAACTGCGTGGCGAAATAGCTAGACTAGTAAGTGAGAAAACTACTTTTACAGGTAAGCGTGTAGCTGTGTCTGAATGTGAAGCTATCAGGATATTAGCTTTAGTCGTTCAGCGCTATCACCCAGAGCTACTAGAGTACAGTCATGATAAATGTACTTACAAGTACAGTATTGAAGCTAGTGCTTGGATAATGCATGCTGCTGTAGACTTTACTGTACTAGACAAAGAAATCAAAGCCGGTACTATTGGTGGTAGAGTAGATAATCCTTATCGTGTACGTAATAGCTGGGTTGAAGAGGGCTGTAAGGTAGAAGGTGCTTATACTGTTGTCGAAAACAGTTACGTAGGTAATAAAAGCCGAGTAAGTAATAGTTACCTCAAAGACACTGAAGTAAAGGATAGTCTAGTATTTGACTCATGCTTGTATAAAACTTCTATCTTAGGTAACTCCTGTGTTGATAGAATAACAGCCGCAGCAGTAGCCACTAGTAATACTAGCTTGTACAATTTATTAGCATGGCATTATACACCTATCTGTGGATTTAAAGCAGTCGGTGATAGAGAAAATCCATTAGTACTCTCTCACTACAGAAGCATACGCTATCTACCTGTTGTAGCAATTGGTGTAGGTACTGAGGATGAACTCATGACTGTAGGACGTGGTGCACGTAATTGGGATATCAGCATCAACCGTGGTTGCTTCCATGGCAACTTAGCTGCTTTCAAAGCACGTATTGATGAAGATATAGACCGCAGTGCTTTAGAGTCTGAGAAATACTACGCCATGGTAGAGTACCTGACTCTTAAAGTAGCTGAGAAACGTTCTGATTATCTTAAGCCTGCTATGCAAGAGCTATTGAAGGTATACGATGCTTGGTTAGTATTGGTTAATTATAAACTTGATAATCCTGTATATCCTGTATGCTTATTGCCTTACATTAATGTAGGTAACAAGGTAGATAAGAACGTATCAGAAATCTTTAAAGACTTAATAGGAGTAGAAGAATGATAGAAGTACCGCATGATAAACCATTTGATGATACTTATCAGCAATGGTTGAAGGATTTAGACATGGGTGATAGAGTCGCTACTTTGAGCCAGATTGTCCGTATCCTCAATCATCATTGGTTTGAACAAGGTCATTCTAATGTAGGTGAATTCACACACCGTGAAGGTAATATCGTATTCGTCTACTACGATGATCGTACTAGCTTGACTCACATCAATGGTAAAAGTAACAGCAGTTTTATCATGTCAGTAGAAGGTAATAGATTGTCGATACGTCTGACTGATACAGTCGACAAAACATTACCAGTACCTACTGATACGGTAATAGCTGAAGGTAAACTAGAGCAGGCTTGTAAAGCTTATCTTGAGAAACTCAAGCCTTTCATTTTAGCTGAATTAGGAGGTATTTGAATATGTCATTAGGTCTGATGTATTATCTGTTGACTATAGTAGGTGGTCTGTCGCTTATATTTGGCATACTAGCTTTTACGGCTATGGTATTCACTGTAATAATTACTATTGCTTTCATGTTGCATTATTTTGACAGTGACAGAAATGCTAAAGAAGAAAAAGTGTATGAAAGGATTAAGCTTGTAGCACCTAAAGCAATCAAGGTAACTGCTGTACTGCTGGCTATTAGGATTCTGGTACCTTCTAAAACTGATTTGGCAATAATAGCTGGACTCAATATAACAGAGACTACTGTTAAGCAGATTGCTAACAGCGATACTGCTGCTAAAGCGTTAGAGCTAGTCAATCAGGAGCTTGATGCTAGACTAGAAGCTAATCGTAAAGCTAATGAAGGTAAGAAATAAGTAGTAAAGACAATCAACACCATATACCCTAGGAGAGCCTATAAAGCTCTCCTAGGACATATGCCGGACTCGTAGAGTCCAGGCTCAATGAGCATTGCTTGTCAATGCGAATTATGCTGCGCTCGTCGAGACTTACGGTACTCTACGAGTTTAGCACTACAAGTACTGCTATGCGTACCGTAGAGTAGCGCTTAGCGGGTCTTAGCTCGTACTGGCAAGCAGTACTCACTGCGCCTGCGCACGACCTGCCGTACCTATCGATACTATTATTTTTTAACTACAAATTATATTCTTGCAGTGGATGTTCTTGTCTACTGGGTTTAATTATCAATCTTTTTTTAATAAGGAAATCAATAATGGACCTTACTTATCACAAATACGATAAATCTGATAAGAAGTACGAATGTCAGTATATTACACCTATGCTAACAAAAACACCTATTCATTATCAACAAGTACTGGATAAACTTACTAGCAGACTATTTGTCACTAGCTTCAATGCTGACGGTACTTTAAAGAATAATTCCGCAGGTAATGTGCTGATTCTAAGAGCCGTACCAGGTTCTAAGATGATACGTGATGAATTGATAGTACATTTCACTAAGTCTTATCACAATGAAGTACGTATTGTCTTTAACTACAGCTTTGTTGATAAAGCTAAGCATGAGAAAGTAATAGAACTAGCACGAGTTATGGCTGGTTCATTTGCCGAACGTGTAGCTAATGCTAAACTATTCATCATGACATCTCGTCTGAGAAATAGACTGAAGCATTTATCACTTATACTAGCTGATACTCTAGCTAAAGACAAAGAAGAGGCTATGCCTAAGCTTTTAGATGTAGCTACAGATGTTTGCTACGAGCTACGCCAGTTACGTAAACTAGCTAATCTTAAATTTGAAAGCGGTAAACTAAATGTACACTTTAAGATGCTGTTTAAAATCTTCTACAATACCGTAGCTGGTGTACACGATAAAGAAGATATATTACAGTCACGATTAAATCACATCTGTAAGACATTCTTTCCTACTAGAGAAGTAACAGTAGACGAAGCTATTCATGTATTAAGACTAATGCATGAGGCTAGAAAAGGTAAACCTGAAGAGCTATTAGCTCTATTAGATAAAGTAGTAACTATTGTTACTAACTACTACGAGCAATGCATAGAGGTTTCAGGTAATAAGGTATCAGTTGATGATACTAAACTACGTTTCAAACTGGTAGTACAGAAACGTGATGATGAAAAGGCAAATGTTTTTAACATGTTAAATAAGAAGGAATAATTCAATGACTTTAGAAGAAATGACCTTACGTCAGATTAATGAGAGTTTTGTCCGTAAAGAAGATTACTGGACTAATGATAAACTGGGGTTATTAGTTTACGACACCGACCCTAAGAGTAAACGTATTTTGGTACTACAGCATGGTATTGTGGTACCTAGTTACTTAGACAGTATTACTAATCAGCACATGGTAGTGATAGATGGTGAAGTAACCATGTTTATCAAGCTGTTGAAAATCCTACGTGGTGAGATACCTGAGCATCTCTTGGATGTACGATATCACGATGTAGAGTATTTCCTACCTAAGCTGATGATTACTGTACCACAGTACGTCACACTACGTGGTGAACTACGTCATTACCTAGTAGACCTATACGACAGTAATACTGATACGCTACACTCTGGTATTACCAAGAAAGTAGCTATTGGTATCATGCACTGTAGTCTAGGTATGTTACTGGACATGCTACCTGAGTATGCTTATCAGAAACTAGATTTTGATGGTTACAGAGTACGTTCACACCGTGATTCTGAGTTTATCATGGATGCTGGTGTAGAGAAAGATTCAGCTTTGTTTAAAGGTATCTATCTAGTATCAGATACTTACAACAATAATGAGGTCTATGTGTACGATGATGTACGTAAAGTACTGGACTTTATTAATGCTGATAATGCTGAAGAAGATAAGCTCAGCTTAGGTGACTTACGTCGCTATTTCCGCTCAGGTGAAATGTATACTAATGACTTAAACGGCTACAGCTGTAGACGTATTGAAGACATTAATGGTGTAAGCTTGAGCTATGCCTCGCTCAGCAAGCTACGCTCAGCGTAGCGAGCTATGCTAAATTAGTTAAAATAGTTTAAATAGGAGTAGTAAAAATGAAATTAGTTAAAGAAGATTTCGCATCTTACTTAGGCGGTACTAATGTTGACTTAAGTAGTGTAGTAGTAACTAAGAAGTCTAACATTTTCGTAGTAAGTTTTGATGTAATAGAAGGCAGTCGAGCTGATCCTACTACTATTGGTTACGAGGTTATTATACCTCGTACCACAGTAAAGGGTTTAGTGGATAGTTATCCTCCTACCGAGCAGGTATCACTTATTAAAGAGATATTGAGTACCGAGCTAAATGATAAGTTAGGTTATCTACTCCTTAATAAAGAGCATCTGATAGCTATCGCTATAACTAAGCTGTTAGAATTAGAGGACAAGCGGAATACTGTAATAGAGCACCCTACTCTTAGTTTTACTAAAGAGAAAAATTATTATCGCATTACAGCTAAAGCTGACTTTACAGTACAGGGTACTATTATCATTGCTGGTGACGTAGGTGGTAGAGTAGCTTGTCCTGCTTTATTAGGAGACAATGTCTGGATTGATAAAGAGTCTGTAGTAGAAGGTGTAAGTTACTTAGAGAATACTTTGGTAACAGATAAAAGTGAACTCAATAACGTATTAGTTAAAGATTCTATCTTAACTGAGGTAATAGCTAGCTTTACTGTAATCAAAGACAGTAAGTTAACAGACTCTGCTATTAAGCATGCTATCATTAAAGATTCTGTTCAACATGATATCAGCTTAGACAGCTTTGTCATGAATGGGTGTAAGAATCAGCTCAATCTTTATTCTAAACATAAATCAGTACCATTTTGGGAATCACCTGAACGTCTAGAAACTACTTTCTATCTAGCACCTATCTGTAACCATCTACAGAACTTTGTATCTGTATCTGGTATTACTAATGGTAGTGTAGAAGGTAGTATAGATATTGCTGTGTTCTGTACTTTGACTGGTGATATTGCTTACATTTTCAAAGGTGAGCGGCGCTACAAAGAGAATCTACCACATGTATTAGGTGCGTATGACGATGAGCTTTATGCTGAAATGATGTCTAAGATATTAGAGGGCATGGAGTTCATGCTACGTCAGAAACATTATCACGGCAATCCTCTAAATGGGGTGGGTACTACTGAGCTTAATCATGCTAAAGAGTATTATCAGCAATTGATTCTAACTCCTTTGGAGTATTGGAAAGGCGATATTTACGCCATCCTACTGCGAAATAGCAAAGCTGTACGTGAGTTTAAGCTAGTAGCCAAGCTAAGTGAATTAATTGAAAATGTTTAGGGAGTAATGTAAAATGAAAGAAAAGAAATACGTATTGAAAGAACCTAGTATAACAGATACTATCTTTCGTCAGGAGTATACTCTGTTAGAAGAAAAGAAAACCGGGGTATTTAGCATAGAGCTAGATAAGCTGTGTTATTTAGACTACTTGAAAGAATTGGTTGATTCAGTTATGTCACCACGTGTTTCTACGTATATCAAGGATTGTCTCTTTGACGCTATGCGTGAGGCAATTCATAATGCGCTAGAGTATACTGCGTATAAAAGTCATACGCCTAAATCGTTTGATACGGAAAAGGTAAAGTTTACTAAACAAGCTAAAACTGGTCTTTATCGCATGAAAGTTATTGAGGAATTCAATCAGCAGATCAGCATGGGTCCTAAATTCTATCTTAACCAGAAACTAATCAAGAAAAATACGCTAGGTGGTTTAGTAATGTACCCTTGGATGATTACTGATAGCTGGGTTGAATCTGATGTTATCATCGAAGGTCCTACGCTATTGACTGGTAGTTATCTATCTACTGCTTTCAAAAATAGGAATCAGTCTTGGAATGTAGTGATGGGTTCTAATTTAGACGATGCCTATATTAGCGAGAGCATATTGACTAGTAGCTGTATTAAAGACAGCACTGTCAATGACTCATTGCTGGATACTAGCAATTTGTCTGTTGTTGGTGTCAATAAGTTATTAGCTATTAATGAAAGACTCAATTCAGTGGAGTTTTATTTTACTCCTAAAGCTGGTAATTATATTTGTGCTACTAACCATAGAGTCAAATGCATTCCTGTGTTTACTGGTGTAGGTAGTGAAAATGGTACATTGATTGCTTTTCGCTTATTAGACGGTAAAGTATTGTTGAATCGTGGATGTTTTCATGGTTCATTAGAAGAGTTTAAGGATTCTCTATTGCAGAATAAATACCGACACTTTGAAGAAGCTGAGATGTACTATCAGACAGCACGTTATGCTGAGTTTTTAGTACGTTCTAGAGTAGGTAAAGCTTCACTAGAACGTGCTGAGAAGTTAAAAGTACGTCGTGAGAGAGTAGGCTCTATCATGAATTTAATGCAGACCTTGTTTAATCATTCGCATAAAGCGTGGGACTATTACAATGTACGTGATGTAATCAAGAACATTGTAGTTCCTAGACCAGATATGTCAAATGAGACAATCTGTTTGGATGATGATGAGATACCTTTCTAAATAGTGTCTAAGACAGAGAGTAGTGGATTAATATCTGCTACTCTTTTTTTTTAGTTATATTAGTCTAACTAAATACAAATACTTATTATTAAATTGAAGAATTGTTCTTCACTCTCTATTTTTTACGTATAAGGAAATTTTTAAGATGAATACTAATTTGAAATATCCTCTACCAGAAGGTTCTGTATTAGTAAAAGCCATGATAGCCAGTACTGATACTATTAAAAACATGTTTAACCTACACATACCTCCTGTAGCACACATCATTGATGAAAACATGTTTGACCTTTTCTTCTATTACGTACAATGGCTACCTGTCAATGTTATTGAACATCAGAATGAAATAGGGTCTATAGTGGAAGCTGTATATTCAGATTTCACAGAGAATAATCCTGACCTCACCTATACTCAGGAAGAACAAGATGAGCTCTATGCTTTCTTCTCAGCTTTTCTTACTGATTTTTCCATCTATTTATCTAAACTAGGTGTATTGGATTATGCTAATAGCTTTGATGATAGTTACGTATCAGTAGTAGCTTTTGAAAAAGACGCAGCTATTCTTTACGTAATACACATGTTAGATGGTAGTATACCAGAGTGGAGTTATCTACAATGACTAAGATTGTAGTAGACTTATCCAGTCTTAATAAAGAAATCAATGTATTGATAGATGTTGGTTGGATGTCTAGTCATGAGTTAATTGATTTATTGAGATTAATCAGCTTAGCTTTACAGACACGTAGTAGAATCACTGAGAGTCTTACTGCAGTAGAGACTATCATCAAAGCTAGTTTCAAAGAGCGTAGTAGTGAGGACTTGATTGATTATTCAAGTAATTGTGCTATTGTGATACAGAATGTAATAGCGATAGCTAAGCACTTAATAGTAGAGTACGATAAAGCTGGTATGTATTCTACTAATGGCTTGTGTGAATACGTATTAGAGTCATTTGACTATGTCAAACTAATAGGTGTATTTACACGTATAGGAGTAAAGACTAAATGAGTGATTTAGCTGAGTATCTAATCCTAGATGTAGCTGAACCCATGGCTAAGCTGTTAGTGTTAATAGAAGAGAGCTATGGTTTAGCACATTATCCAATCAATGACCTAGTCAATGAGCTATTGGACTTCATTAGCTATTACAATCCTGACTTTCACTTACAGACGTATTGTAAGCTAGTGGAAGAAAGTGTATTACGTAATACTAATGACCTTACTAAAGCTACTAGGTTCTCTAGTGTAGTCTACGAACTGGGTAATAGTGTGGTGAGACAGTTTACCATGCTGGGCTATTATACTCGTGTAAATGACGGTGTATTGTATCAGCTCTCGCATTGGTTAAACCCCACTACTTGGTTGCTGGTACGTACTTATCCTTTTGAGATTGATAAAGGGTATACACCAGTATTTAGATAGACTACATTTTTCGAATACAGTATTACATCATGAGTAAGACTTATCAATACACTGAGAAACACTCAGTGCATGGCAATCCCATACCTGGGTTCTATTACAATCAGATTGGTTTAGACGGTAGAATCTCTACTATTAGACCTACTGGTGAGCAGCAATGGTTTAGAGGTAATGGTAAAGAAGCGCATATTTCAGTACCAGGCTTAGGTAGGGTTAAGGTAAACCGAGCTCATTTACTCTATCTGGCTTATATAGGCAAGATACCAAAGGGTAAGGAAGTAGGTTATAAAGACGGTAATGAATACAACAGATGCATTGACAACTTGTGTCTAGTAGACAGTACTGTTGAATAAAAAATGATTGGTATACGTACCTAGGAGAGCTTTATAGGCTCTCCTAGGACATATGCCGTCTTTATCGAAGATAAACACGACTCTGAGGGTAGGGTCTTGTACCCTACCCTCTATGCCGTACTCATTTTAACTATTAATAACCTTAGACTAAAACTAAAGGAGTAAATACAATGTAAGTAATAGCTGTATCCTAGCGTATTTAGTTACACTATTTTTCAATTTATTTAAAGGAATTTTAAAATGATTGTTGCTAAATTTCCATCTATTACACCTAAGGACTTAGGCATTCCTAAGAGTGTAACATTAGATTCTGAATCTTCGCAAGATGAAATAACTCAAACGTTACGTAATCTATCCAATTATACAGCTAGTATTAAATACGACTTTATTACCTGCTCTGTAAAGATAGAGTACAAGGATGATAGAGTAATAGCTAATAAGCTAGATGATAAATGGTTTAAGCTTTTCAATTACTTATTAGCAGAAGTATTCACCGACCCTAATGCGATTAAAAAGAAAATAGACCAAGACAAAGGTAGTGCAGATAATCCTTGTGTAGTCTACAATATTAACAATACCAGCATTTCTATCACTAATCCTATTCCAGCTATTAGAAGCTTAGCTAATGTAGAGGGTTATGGCTATTATGCTAGTCTTACAGTAGCCGGTGTAGAACTGCTTAATACGTTATTAATGTCTAAACGTGATGGTGCGGTATTAGTACAAATGATGTTGTTTACTCATGCTCTGATTGGAGCTAAAGTAGCTAAACATGAGAGAATCATTCTAAATGGTAATCTAAATGAACAGTTAGACAGAGTGTTCGATATTCTAGAGATTGAGTAGAGAGGTGTAAGAAACATGGAAATGGTAAAAGCACCAGGTAAGGTCAAATACGTAATACGATTAGACAAGTCAGAGATGGATGAGAATTTTCACATATTCTTCTCTGATAAGTTGAAATTGTTAGTAGGTAATTGGTTTGACTTTATAAGTGAGTATATTAGTCCACTGAGTGTATCTGCTGTAGCTGCAGCTGATAGCCTGCCTACGCTTACAGATAATCTGTTTAAAGAGCTAATTGCCGACTTAGCTAACTTAGGTAATAGCATTGAAGATATTGAGTCTATACAGGATAATCTCTACGATGCTATTAGTGCTTATCTATTTTGTCTGACAGATATACTGTCTAAGTACGGTATACTAGATGAAGTAGATGAGAATAACCAATTAAGAGCTGTGTTCAGTAATTACGAGAATAAAGCTGTGTATGTGTATCTAGTAGAATACTAGGATATTACAGATACAGATTATACTCTTGGAGTAGGCAATCGTGCTTACTCTTTTTTTTTTACAGGAGTATTTTAAAATGAATGAAAACGTAGCAAATGTCGTAAGAGACACTATTGTCAGAATGACTGCTGAGGCTAATGAGAAAAGAAAGATTAGTGATACAGCCTTAGAAAGAGCTATTCCTACAAGAACAACTATTGACCGAGATGTAGCTCTTACTTATCCTGGTATTGGTTCCTTGTCTGAGAAACTAGATGCATTACGTGCATTTATTCTTGTTGAACCTGTACAAGGTAGTCGACATACCTACAGTGTAGAAGTAAAAAATGCTAGACTGGATAGTGAGTCTTTATTAGCAATAGAGGCTGCAGATTTTACACCACTCTACAAAGATGTATTGTCTAGTCTGAAAGATACTATTGTAACAGATGGTAAAATTGTGTCAGTTAGAGATATTCTAGAAGCTAGAATTGAGAAGGAGTTTATCTCAGTAGAAGGTTACCGCTTAGCTTGTATTGATAACATTCGTCATGTATTTCGTGACTTTGTAAGTTGGGTAGTTGAAACTGGTGCATATGACATGAGTTATGTGCAACAGGATATACCTAATCTGCGCTTTGAATACGATGTAGAATCAGAAAGATGGGTAGTATATGCTAACCGAGACTTTGCATCTACTAAGTCTCGTAATATTATTACCAAAGGTACTAAGGGTGGTACTGTGTCTGACCCTACTTTGATTTTAGGTAATACTTGGATTGAAGAGGGTTCGTACGTAGAAGGTCATAGCGTACTCAAAGATGTAGAGATACGTAATGATTCTGGTGTAGACGACTCAATACTGTACAATACTCTGGTAGAGACTGGTAGCAGGGTAACGAGAAGCTTTGTCTTTGATAGCACTCTAGAAAGTACTACTGTAGTAAATTGTAGATTAATAGATTGTAATTATCTTACAAGCTACTTGTACGGTGTACATGGTTTACGGAATAATAACGATTATGTTCACTACTCTGGCGCTGGCGACAATCGTTTTATCGCTGTAGAAGCTAAGAGTCAATGTTTCAATCCTATCACTGCTGATAACGTAGGTACTGAAGGAGGACAGATGATTGTAGGCGTTACTGTAGCAGGTGAAGTTAAAATCATTCGTGGTTGTTTCTTTGGTACATTAGAGGAGTTTAAGGATAAGATTGATGAAAACTTTGGTCGTACTACACTGGATTCAGAGCAGTACTATGCCTTTGCTAAGTACATGCATGATAAAGTGGCTAGTAAACGCTATCATGCTATTTTACCGTTAGTACAAGAGAGTCTTAAAGTATTTGACTGTCTAAACGGTATTAGCTTTAGACCTAGTTACAGCAATCACCCCATCTTTAGCACACGTATACCTGACTACAACAATGGTGTAAGTAATCTACTAAGAGCTATTGACGAATACGATAAGTTTAAAGTTTACTACCACCGTAATTTTAATTAAGAATGAATAAGGAGGAGTAGGTATTATCCTACTCCTCTGTCTGTGCCGCATGTATCTTAGATACACTTTATTAAACCTATTTTTAAACAAGGAATATTTACAAATGCAATACCATGAATTTCTGAATAATGAAATCACTTCTCTAGAAGAGGAACTGAAATACATCACTGCTTTACGTAAAGTAATCACTGTACCTAAGAAACAATTTTCAGCTGCTGATACGTATTGGCTTACTAAAGATATCACTAAACATTTTACTAAACAGTCTATTGATTGCTTAATTACAGTGAAGCTTGTAGGTAAAGACTGGGTGATTGCTTACAATTTGAATAAACAACACACATTCTATTTTGAAGACCTGCTAGCAGAAGCAGAAAGTACTAGCATGCAAAAGATTGTGACTGAAATTAAGCCTAGTCCCTACACTAAGCGTATAGTCGGTATCATGCTGAAAGGCTACTCGGATGAAGATGTGGTTATATTTGAGCAGTATCTACAGGAATCTAATCTAGTAGTACTAGAACGTACTAAGCTGAAGAATGGTGCTAGTTACGAACTCTATCGTGCTGTAGACAGTCTTACGATACCACTTACTTCAATGCTTGATAATACGGCTAGTAGCTTGATTAAAGGTTTACAGCGTGAGCGCTTTAAGGATGCCACTTCTGTAGTACTGCGTGTAATAGGTTCTACTGAAGATTGTGATACTTTTGCTAAAGAGCTGATTAATAAAGCTCGTGCTATTGCTAGATATCTAGATAAAGAAGTAGATGGTTATCAGAGTAGACGTTATTTTAACAATGTCTTTGTCCTAATAGGCGGAGATGATTTTGAATTCTGGGAGGATTTCTAAATGACAGTATTGACAGACAGTACTATTAAGATGTTAGTAGAAGATGCAGATTTACTTGTTCCTTTTAATAGGAGACAGGTACACTACCATAACGGTAACAGAGTACCTAGCTCTGGACTCTCTAGTTGCGGTTATGATGTTACATTACAGCCTATCTGGAAGCGCCCTGTAGCTACAGGTAAGTCTTTTGTAGTAGGTGAGAGTAATGCTGAGGATTACTTTGAGACTGTAGAATCTGATACTCTTAGATTAGAAGCTGGTGAGTTTGTACTGGCTACTACTAAAGAGTATTTCAAGATGCCTATTGGTATCATGGGTAGTTTGTTCTGCAAGTCTACTCTAGCACGTCTAGGCATTAACCTACCACCTACTATTATTGAACCTGGTTGGCAAGGCAATCTCGTAGTAGAGATTTACAACATGTCAGCTTTCCCTATTACACTTAATGCTAATCATGGTATTGGTCAAGTAGTGTTCTTTGCTTTGGATGGACACCCAGACAAGGCATATGACACTGAGCGTAAGTACTACGCTCAGACAGGCGTACAGCTAGCACTGTAATGTTAGCTCTCTAGCGAGTACAGTTAACTAGTAGTCTACCAAACTAGGAGAGTAGTGATTACTCTCCTTTTCTTTAATACTTTTTGTAGAGAATCTTAGTATTCTCTTATTTTTTGCTAAGGAATTTAAAATGGAAACTATTTTAGAAGAGGTATTAGACGCAACCTCTAATGTAATACAAGAAATTGAAGTTAAAGTACATGACTTGTTAGTCAATAAAGATAAAGGTAATCGTACCTTTAGCACTACTGTTGAGAATAAAAATGCCAGAGAAAAACTGTTTGAGGTATTATTAGATGCCGGCTATGAACCTCACATTGATAAAGATATTCTTAGTTATACAGTGCCTGATGATTTATTAGACAAACCTACACCTGTCTATTTGGTATCTAAAAATGGTAATGTAGAAGAGCTACCTATTTATCAGAAAAAAGAAGAGTATCCAGGTACTGGTACTTTTGTAGTATCTGAAGAAAGACTGACTGAAGAGAAAGTTCGTAAGCTACTTAAAAGGATGGGAGAAAGACTCTGTGATGATGGTTGGGGTATAGCGAGATTAGGTAGTGTATATGCTGTAAGTAGTCTGTCTATTGTGAAACAGTATCTAGTAACAGCCGGTACTGATTTGGTCGGAGTATTAAAGAAATACCAGAATGCTGTAGAGAATGCTTTAGATGAGCATCGTAAACAGTTTATTATTCAGCTGAATCAAGTAGCAGAAGAAGTAGAAGATGATTTTCTACTAATACTGAAAGCATTAGGTACTCAATACCAAGCTGAAGGTCATCATTATTGGCGTATTATTTTCAGTAACCAAGCTATCAAGCAGAACGGTATATTGGTTATTGACAATGAAACCTACGTCACATTCTTGCTTACTGCTAGTGTAGAAGATACACTTGTTGTAATGGTGCTGTTAGATAGTGAAATGAGTATAGCTGAAAAGTTTACCAAGTATTTCATAGGTGGTACTAAAGACTATCGTATCCGTCGTTCTACTATCATCAACAATGTATTCTTTATCGAATAACTTCGATTTTATCGAATAGCTTTAACCAATTCAGGGAGAGTCTAGTACTCTCCCGTTTATGCCAGACTCGTCGAAGCCTCGCTTGGCTGGTCTTCGACCTGCTGCATTACTTGCTAGTACGAGTAATACCATCAAGGAATTTAAAAAATGAAAGATAACCTTACTTTAGATATACTGAAGCTTGCTTTCTCAAATATACCTAATATACATTTTGGTACTCAACATGTACCAGAGAGTGAAGATATACTCTTTGTAACAATACCGGTAGATAATACCGCAATATTGAAAGCTCTTAATCTCTTAATGGAGTATCCAGTAGCTACTATTCTCAATAGTAGTGAAGGTATTACCTTGTACTTTACAGAAGGTACTGAACCTTTCGATATACCTTTTATTGATAGTTGGGAATGGTGTAAGATAGGTACTAACCTACTACACGATTACGAAGTAGGTATCAAGGAAGGTATGGTATTTGCAGAGCCTTTTGGTTATTGCTTCAGTAAAGGTGCAAAAGAGCATTTAGCCAGACGATATGTGCTGATAGCCCGGAACCGTCAAATATACGCTAGTATAAGCTTTATAGACCCAGACAAGAGTCTGTCTAGCTTTATACTCCGTACCTTAGATGAAGTGTATTGTGAGCTTCGTTATAAAGGCGTACAATTAGTAGAAGGTGAGTTGACTATTAAAGGCTACAATAAACCTATTATCAATCTAGTACGCTTTTTAAATGCTGTAATAGAGTACTGGTACGACGCTAGTGAGAATCCAGATGTATTTATTCGACAGCTTAATTCTAAGTTTATTAAATTATCAAAGGATGAAACGTAATGAGAGTAAAAGTGAATTTTGTAAACATCAATGATGATGAGCTCATCTTGGTAAGTGAACATCCTGACTTTACCAAGTTCAAGCTGGTCATTACTACTAATCCTAATAAAGACGGTTTGCCTAATACCGTCTTTATTGACCCTGACAAAGATTATCTCTCTGCTGTACTAGGAGAGAAACTGGTCAGCCCTATCAATAAGGTACTCGACTATGTACAAGCTAAACTGCCAGATACAGAGATTGAGTTCAACAATGTACAGCGTGCTGAGTCAGCTATCATGTTTGTACTGGCTCATTATCCTGCTATACGCGATTATGAGATGCAAGAGCAGGTCTGGATTAATGAGCATGTGACTGGTTATTACAGCTATGCTAAAGACGCTTATCAGCTGCACTGCACTAAGTCGTTTACCTTGAATTGCGGTACCGGCGAGCGTAGAAGTGTTAAGGCTGGTGAAATAGGCGGTTACATCAAAGATGCACATTCATTGCGCAATGACAGTTGGATAGACCCTCGTATCATCCTAGAAGCAGGTTGTTTATTAGACAACAGTTATATCACTACGCCTAGTGCTAGTGGTCCTGCACTGCGCGTATCCAATCTGGTAGCTGTAGACTCTGTCATTAGCAGCAATTCTGTTTCTAACTCTATTGTAGTAGCCAGTGATGTACTGTGTCAGCAACTGTCTAATTCATTTGTCAATCGTCGTAAACTAGGTGGTACTAACGGCATAATCGATAATGCTATTATCCTGCTAGGTGACGAGCCTGATTATCCAATAGGTGATATCTTGCGCAATCTGCCGTCTGAAGGTGGTATCTTGATTAGCAAGAACCATCCTTTTGTGTATCATGTAAACACCAAGAAGCGTGTATTGTACTATTACGACTTAGCTGGTACTAAATGTATCAGTGGTGGTAAAGACATGGTTGTTACGCATTTTGACGAGCTATGGGATGCTGTAGTGGACAAGCCTGTGGTTGATAAGGACGTAGAAGAAGTATTGCTGACTGTCAAAGACATGCTCTCTGATGTGGTTGGTAATACTGACTTGTCGTGTAACATGAACAACCTGATGGCTAAACCTAAGGGTAGTTCTACCATAACTGGCTGGGCTAAGACATTGGCTTGCTATCAGTTGAGTAAACTAGCTGAGAAAGGCAACGTCTTGACTAGCCGATATTCGGTTATGGTAAGTAAACTGCGGCAATTAGTAAAAGAAGGGAAGTTGTAATCATGAACAGAGACGAAGCTTACAACCAGAGTCTGGTTACTGCTTTTGAAAATCAGAAACAGATACACAGTCAGAACTATCTGGATGCTATTGAGAGTAACATCAAACAGGCTGCTAAGAATGGTCTTACCAGTACTTCAGTCACTTTCTCTATTCTGCCAGGTGAGGGCGTAGCTGAGATGCAGATTGCTCAATTAGAGCATTGCATTAAAGTGCTAAAAGAGAAAGGGTTTGAATGCTCTCCAGTACACACCACTGCTTATACTTACAACAGCCCTAGGCTGCTGGTGGTGTACGTGGGTTGGGGCGACTGCGATTTTGGCTTGTTCGACAAGTTGTCTTGGTGGATGAGTTACTGTCTAATGAAAATAGGTATTTATTAATAGGAGATATTTGAAATGGATGTAGGTCTAATTTTAAATGAAGAAGTCTTGAAAAGGTGGGTTGCAGATACAGAAGGTATCAGTCTAAGGGTAGTAGAGCCTACTCCTACCACTAGAGGCTATTACGAGATTAGTCTGTTACCTGATATCTCATCTGTAGGTGAGTTAGGTAAGCTGCTGAGATACTATCCAGCCACCAGCATAAAGCTGAAAGACGGTTTCATGTATATCAGACTGCCTTGGAGCACTCCAGCTGTAATAATGGAAGCTAATAAGCGGAATAATTTAGTGCAGCTGCTGATAGGCAGCGTATTGGCTAGATGTAAAGCTAATTTAGACGAGGTAACAGTAGATACTCTTAAAGTATCTAAGTCTTTATCGGTACAACGCATATGCTTGAAAGACAAGATAACCATGTACTATAATGACCCTGTCGATGTACTGCGAGACAGTACTACTAATTTACCTGTAGAGATACAATGCTATTTGAAGGTAGGTGATGTAGTAGTAGTGGATAAAGGACTGGTACGTAATGAGAATACCAGTATCTTCTTGACATTGCTGCAGCTAGTCTATCTAACAGTACTAGCACTGTACGAGCAGTACGAATCAGATATCATGTTCGAGAGTCTAGCTGATAAAGTAGCTAGAGCATTAGAGCAGTAGTATCAATCAAAATGAGAGACTCTAGCAGTCTCTCTTTCTTTTAAAGGAAAATTTGAAATGAAAGTAAATGACATTGTGAAAATCAAAGAAGTATTGGTTGCGATGCAAGATTGTCTTAGCAATACCAGCACACCTGTGCTGTATATTAAGCTAGAAGAAGACCTAGCCAATCGTCTAAGTGATTTCTTGGAAAAACTAGGCTACAGCACTAATGTATTTCAGGATGTAATCGAGTCTAGTGATGAGTACGTACTAGCTGTAGATACGTCTAAAGGTCAGTTAATTGAGGAGAAAGCTATCATCTTCTTGCATAGATGTGCCGACGATACTGAGGTGATTAAGCTACCTTTTACTGCCCATGTCGCTACAGACGATAAGTACTTTTTATTCAGCGAGGGTGAGGTTGACCCTACTCTAGCACACGCTATAGTCGCGCTGTATACAGACACAGAACCAAAGCGGAGCTATGACAAAGACATCAGATGTTTCTCTTTCGCACCTGATGATTCGTCTGATAACAATGAAGAGACTAAGGAAAATACCATGAAAGCTAAATCAGTAAAACAAATATTGGAAGATATCAAAATTGCAATCAAAGACCCAGGCGTAAATGAACTGTGGTTTAAGACTACCAATACAACAACGACTAGTCGTCTAGAGTACATGCTGGATTTCTTAGGTTACAAAATATCCCAAGAATACAACTCGTCTAAAGAGGTTATACTCAAAGTACGTACTGATGTGACCGCTACCGACACTAAGCCTATAGTAGTGCTAAATGAAGACTATACTTACTGTATTGTAGATATGCCTACTGCTATAACTCGTCGTTATGCTGGCTATGTAATCACTGAAAATTCTGAAGAACCAGATGTTTTGTCAGTACAAACAAAAGTAGAAAATGCATTAGGTCATGGATTTGGTGTGTGCGAAATGATATCTGCTGGTTGTTTTCTAGTATATCGTAAAGCAGACACTATTGAAAAGACTGAAGAGCCTGAAGAAATCACTCTTATTACTCTAGTAAAAGAGTATAATGAGAAAATTGATGATGTAAAATTCGGTGATGTAAAGGTCTTTGAGATTGATGCTTCTAAAGCTTCTGAAGAGGTACGTAAGGACTTCTTTGACTTGATGGTGGCTGCTAACAACCCCATGGAGTTTGAAGCTGATTTTAGTAAATTCACTTTTGACTTCAGCAATGAAGAGAAGCTCTTTCAGAATGTAGAAATCTGGGATGAAGATAAATGCGTATACGTTCCTCTGGCCTGGCATGGTGAAAACTCATGCGCACGCGTCTTGATGGATAAACGTCAAAGCATGGGGCATGTAGTAAGTCGCCTGGAGCACAGTATATATCCGATGAATTCAGTGCGTATAGTACAATGTACTGCAAACAACTCTATTTACTTCGTAATGGCTAAATAATAGATATAGGAGGAGAGTCATTTAGACTCTCCTCTGCTTATGCTATTTATTTTTTAATGACACATGTTTCATGTGTAGGAAGGAATATTTTAAAATGAGTAAGGAAGCAGACTTAAGTGGTATATTAGCTTTTCTGAGTATGCCACCTAAGACACAGAAAAGTTTGAATAGAAGCAAGAAGAGCCAGCTGCTGAAAGCACCTGAGAGTATCGACTACGACGAAGTCTACGACAGACTGGTCCTGCTGTTCTCTAATCCAGCTAATATAGCCTTGCGTTCTCTGCGCTGTCTGCAGTACAGTACTAGCGGAGCGTTAGCAAAAGAGAAAATGTTTAAAGTAGGTAATACCCTCTTCTACTACAAGGACGGTCTAGCGATTATTATTTTTGGTGAAAAGGTAGTAGCTAAAGGACGTTTCAGGTTTGAAGATGAACTGCATGAGAAATTAACTGATTTGCACAATACTGTAACTGCTAGACTAGCAGCTTACACTAAGGGAGTAGAATGATGTTTTGGAAGAAACGAGATAAGTCGGAGGAGTCTGGTTGCTCTTTGTTAGAGCTGTTACAGAAAGTATCAACCGCTTATGTAAAAACTTACAGAAACAACTATCGAGGATTCAGCGTATCTGTGGATAAATCTGATACAACTGTATTAGAAAATATACTACAGTTTCTGAAAGTAGGATATACCGTAGTTGATGATGAACTGTGCGTGCATTTTAGCCGTGTGACGCGTACTGTATTTGTTGCTGTATACAAGGATGAAGTACTTAACTTTATTCCGTTTCCTAGTGCGTTAGAGACAGGCAGTGAAACTGTTGTAGTAATGCAGGACGCTGTCGATAAGGGACTGGTACAAACCACAGCTAAAGCCGACAGCATAACTGAATCTCAGCATGCAGGTTTCAGAGTGATGAAGTTGCGCTTTCAGACTAATTTTGAAGGAATTTGTAATTGGATATATTTCATGACAGCCTTTCATCCATCTGAGAAGTTCATTTGGCTGAATTTCAGTGGACAATATATACATACCGCTAATGAACTCTATCATGAGTTTGAGCGATATACAGTACCTGTCAACCGCATAAGCGTTAGTCCAGATGTGGTAGCTTTGGTGTTCAACAAAGACTGGTTCTATCCAGAGGTAGAAGTTGGTACCTTACCTATACGTGCACCTGTAGGTACTAACTGGGTATATGTTGATTACAATCCAGAAGATGGCAGTTATAAGGTTAGACTAGAGTCTAGAGAAACGTTTACTGAATCTGAAGAGATGATGAGTCTGTTTATAGCTTACAATAATGAGGTAGCTGATACACTATCTAAAGGACAAACTGAAGTATTCTTGGATGTATCTAATGCTTCTATCTCTGCTAAGAAAAGACTGGTCAATATCTTTAAGGTAGTTGATGAAGTAATAGAGCTGTTTCCAAAGGTAGGCAATATGGCAGACATCACTAAGGTAGATACCATTAAAGTATCGCTGGATACTACTAATAGCAGTACGGTACCTAATATCGTTCTAGTAAGTACCGGTGATGAAAACGCCAGTATTACTTATCATCGTGCTAATGGTTTCTCTAAAATACTGGTAGTGATGAGTGGTGAGATGAAGGATGCCGTAAACTACTGTAAAGAGTTTTACTACCCAATAGAGCGTGTCAGTATAGAGCGTTGTAGTTTTGACCATTACATCTTTCTGGTGTATTTTGATTAGTATTAGCGAAACATAGACAGGGTAGCTCATTACAGCTACCCTGGACTTATGTTGCATTGTTAGATTGTAAAAATAAATACATCTATATTACAAACATGAGCAGAGAATGGCTAATGGTCTGTATGCCGTACTGTCTAAGTACAGTAACGACCCACGTGTAGGTTTAGAAGAAAATAAAGATAGAAAGATTTCATTGCTAGAGCTGCAAGCAAAGGCATGAATGTGGAAGTAGAAGAAACTGCCGAGCAAAAGGTGCTTATTATCAGACCTAGCATGCAGTATGTGAATTGGTAGAAAACGATAAGCTGAAGCTAAAGAAAGCGGACATATACCAGGAGAGCCTATAAAGCTCTCCTGGGGTATATGCCGTGTGTTTCGTAGACTCTACAGAGTATTACCGAGGACTATCTCTGTAGGGTATTTTTGTAAGTCCTCATTACAGTCTCTAAAAGAGACAGAAAGGATTCCTTAATGGAACTCTTACTAGTATTAGCAGATAGACTGCTGTTTCTCAAAATAACCAGCATCCCAGTAACATTGTATTACTGGAGACGCCGGCAGTGGTTACATCCAGTAAAAGGTCAAGCGTTGCTCAGACGTTACGGACCAGATTACATGAATGAATTAACGGAGCTAATTACTCCTATATTAATAGCCAGAGAACAAGCAGAGTATACTGTTAATAAAATAAGAGAAATGCTAGGTATCAAAAAGAAATAAATTAAACATCTAGCATGCCAGTAAGGAGTTTTTAAAAATGTTAAATGAAAATGCTAAAGCGAGCACTAGTAGAGTAGGACAGTCTAAATGATTGTCCTACTCTACACCATCTATCTAAAAAGCTTAATTGTTTTTTTCCGATAGTATCTACCAATAGAAGGTATTTGACTATCAGTACTGATTACACAATAGCTAATGTAAGTCAATATTTTTTTGTTGTCTTTATTATTAGCTAATAGCTTCTGTAAGTCCTTAGTAGCTAGATACTTACTCTCTAATAATTTCTTCTCAGCTAGATTATTAGCTATTTCTTGTTTGTAATAGTAATAATCTTCAATCTCTTTCAATTTCATGTCTAAGTAATACTTGAGTCTAACTCTACCCCAACTAGTCAGCGTCGCTGACCAGAGCATGAATCTCACTATACCTAGTAATATTGACTTTTTGACTTTACTAGTCATTTTCAACACCTCTCTTTTCTAAACAGTCATAGGCGAGGCTAGGCTGTTATACCTAGCCTCCTGTGATACATAGAAAATCAAAGTATTTTATTACAAGCTATAACCAGAATGCATTATCAGTAACAGTCTTAGCTTGCTCTTCACCTAAATCCACTTTAGGTACTGCACCTACTTTAGCTACAGCTCTACATTCACCATCTACATCATCAGGTAATTCACCTATATTAGCAAATGGATATACACAGTACTTATCTTTCTCTGGTATAATTTCACCGCCGCGATGCTTGCCACGCTGGAATGTCATGTAGCTTTGCACATAACTACCCATGTCAAACTTCTCGATATGCATCATGATTTCAGTATCTACTTCTTGGTCAATCTGACGAGAGCCTGAGTAGTAGCCGCCATTAGCGATTTGTTTCACGAAGTCCATGGTGTCCTCACGTACCAACATCTTAGCTTCAGTAGACAGCTGATGTGGTGTAATGAATGCTATCTTCTTAGCAGCTGTAAAGTTACGCATACGTCTGAATAAATCACGTAAGTCTACACCATGAGGCCCTTGGATACAACCTTTAGTAGGTATCAATGATAGATAGTCTACAAACCAAGCTTGTACTTCGTAGCCTTTAGCTTCTAGTTCTAATATCTCGTTCTGTAAATCAAGGTAAGTCATGTCAGAAGGATTAAAGCATTCAATGATTACATGCCATCCTGTTTGACGTAGTTTCCTAATCACATACTCAGCCATCATCTCAGGTGACGTACTACGTACCATGTCAGCAGTACAAGCTTGTTTAGTCTCTTGCTCACGCATTACCCGATAGAGTTTCTCGAAGAGTACTTCAGCTGAATCCTCTAGTGAATTGAATACTACAGCTGGTTTCTTACCTGGGGTATCTACTACAGGAGTATTTAACATGCAGACGTTTCTAAAGAGCTGACGTGTAAAGCCTGATTTGTTATTGTGCTGTAAGGCACCAATCAGAATAGTCTCTCCACGTCGTATACCACCATCTAAGAATGTATTAATCTTTTGCAAGCCAGTACGGAACATGCTTCCTCCTACCATCTTGGCTTTCTGTACATCACGAAATGCATTTACTACAGATTCAGTATCATCAAAGTTAATAGATGAAATCTTGTAAGGCTTGACTTCTTCACCTATTACGCGATAAGGTTCTAAGTCAGTCATCATCTGTTGAATAAACTTACCTAAGTCACCTATCTCTTCAGGCCTAAACTTAGCAATAGCTGCGTACTTATTAATGACTTCTTTACATTCCTTCTCTTTAAAGTAGCGTCTAAACATGCTAATAATGTTTATACACTCTTTCTTAATATCCTCTTGCGATAACTCTAGTAGGATATTGTCACGAAAAGCTTCAAATAGAATAGGGTCAGGCTCACAGACAATCTGTATACGCTGTAACAAATCATGAATTGAATAGCTAGCTTCAGCTGAAGCATAAATCATTTCGATGGTAATAGCTTTTAGTTGAGACATCATGCGTGTCTCTCTGTCTACTGTCAAATCCATGTCTGGTGTTTTAACAGCATTAGTAACATCTATTAATAGTTGAATAGGTCTCTCTAGCTTATCTGTTAATGTAGTAAGACGATACAGTAATGTAATAGCTTTGATGATGAGTAGTTTATTATTCATGTTAAAGTATCTCTTCAGTGGGTACATGGGTAGCTTAATTGCTACCCCTGGATATTAGTAGGGTTAATATGATTTTTAAAAACAGTATAATAGGTGTCCTCTTTCCTAAGAGGACTATATCAATTATGCTGTCTATTAGAGTGTAACTGATAAACATTTTATTAAGGAAGATACAAATGATGACTGATGTGCCTCACGTGCATACTGCTGGTGTAAACACCCTTATTACTGATACATTAGTACAACCTCCAGTACTGTTTGTGCCTTATTGGGTACACAATGTAATGCGTCGTAATAACTTGAGTTTTACACAACTATTAGAATGGGATAATTTTGACAGAGTACTATCTAAAGATGACCAAATCTCTTTATTTGCATTACAGTATCTAATTGCTGATACTGTAGTACGCTACTATTCTGTCAATATACTGTTTGAATTGTTTAAAACAGTTAATGCTGATAAGGTAGAAGATATAGAAGGTAAGATTGAGATTATCAAATCTTTAGCTTTTGTAGAAGAGAGTAGAGCTAATGTGATTGATCGCTTCTCTACTAATACCCAAGAATTCCGTGACTCTATAGAGACATTCACTGTCTCTGATTCGTTAAAAGCTATCGTCTTGACTGAAGGTCAACTAGCTCTGCTAGGCAGTAAGGATGATAGTATCTTCAATAACTTCAGATATCGCGCTTTCTGCAGTATATTGAAGGAATTGTATGTGAGCTATCCTCAGGCTGTCGTGCATGCGACGGTTTGGTTCAAGGAATACGTATACGAGCTCGCTAAAGCCAGCTAAATCGCTTATTACACCAGACTGATGCTACTACTATTTTTGGCGTCAGTCTAGTGTACGACTATGCTGTTTTTATTTTTTAGTTTAACACTTTTTCGAAAAGGTATTAACCATTATGTCTAAATACAACACTCAATTGTCTCAAAACGAGACCAGCGTAGGTCGAGTACTGTCCGCTGTTTCTACCAAAATGACTGGCGTACACGCTGGTTTAGTAGACCCTGAATTGGCAGGTAAATTTGGCGTAGCTACTGAAGCTGCTGCCTTGTCTACTCCTGAATTGGACCAAATTGACCATGCTATTGGTGATATGCGTCAAGCTCTGTTGTCCGTAGCTAAAGAAGACGAAACTTTGATTGGCGGCGACAAATTCGCCAAAGCTCGTGCTACTCGTGCACTGAATGTAGCTGTAGAAGCTGGTGCTTTGGCTGGCGTATATGCTAGCGGTTTGAACCGTGTAATCTCTAAACCTAGCAACCAAGCTATTGTGGCTGGTCAAAACGAAACAGTACTCTACTCTGTACCTGGCGCCGCTCAATCTCATCCTCGTATTGCTCAAGAAAACTACGATGATAAAGAGTTGGAAAACGCTGTAAAAGCTTCTGTAGTGTTGAACTACCGTGCCGCCCGTCAAAACCCTGTAGGTGAAATGTTGTTCCCTACTGTGGTAATGTCACCTGATGACCAAGCGTACAAAATGTACCTGAACCAAATCAACGTAATCAAAAACACTCAACGTAGCATTGATGGTCGTCAAGCTCGCAACTTTGCACGTGTAAACTTGTTGAAAGCTGCTATTGACCACACCATCTTGGATTTGTCTGAAACTGACATTGTTCCAGCAGTACGTACCGAAACTACTTGGGCATTCGTTGATGCTGCTACTATTCCTCACACTGTGGTAAATCCACACTTGACTACTGCTCCTTTGAAATTCGGCGAGCAAATCTCTTTGTTGGGTTTGGCACCTGATGCTTTGTTGCGTGCCGGTGAGTTGTCTCAAACTGATATGCTGGATGCAGCTATCAATTTGAAAAACTTGTACCTGAAAGTAGGTAATGACATTATCAAATTGAGCAACTTGGAATACTTGACTAGCTCTAACTTCGTACCTGCTCCTCAAGGTGACTCACTGGATATGATTTTGAACTTCACTGCTCAAAACTATCCATTGAACAAGAAAACTACTAAATTGGATGGTAGTGCCCTGACTGGTGACTTGGCTAACATTGCTACTAACGAATGGGTAGTACGTCTGCGCTTGGGCGTACAAGGTAATGCTAACCTGCAAGACTCTAACATCACTTTGAATGCTACTCCTGTAACTGTAGCTCAAATCGTAGACAAAGACGGTCGTGAAGTGGATATCACTGCCGGTCAAGGTAAAGCCATTGCCGATGCTATTAAAGGCGGCAGCTTGCTGTGCTTTGACTTGAAAGCACGTCGTACCAACTCCAACAAACGTAGCCGTGGTTTGATTCTGGACATGTCTACTTACAGCATCCTGTATGCTGTACCTTTGCTTGGCCCTATCTCTACTCAACGCCCTTTGGCTAAAGGCGATGAAGCTAATGAAACTGACTTGGCTGCTTTGATTACAGCTACTCGTACTTTCACTAGCAACCAAGCTATTACTGCTTTGTTTGAAATCAACAAACTGTTGGGTCACTATGCTGATTCTCGTGTAATGGGTAGTGATGTAGATACTGAATACTTGGGTATCTCTCGTAAGTTGATTCAACCTCACCACGAAGAAGGTAAATTCGACGTACGTGCCGTGATTGCTTCTCTGAAATCTAGCGACCGTCCAGTAGAAGTACAAGCTACTTTGGTAAACAAAATCCGTGACATGGTATTCCGTGCATGGCACTTGTCTGGTTTGGGTGTGGCTGCTGACCACGTATTCGGTGGTGAAGCTCCTAAACCTACTGTGAAAATTGCTACTGACCCCGTTATTGCACGTTACCTGCAAGTACAAGGTGATTTGCGCACTATCGGCGGTGAATTCGATGTAGAGATTGAAGCTTCTTGGGATGCTCGCATGGTAGGCCATGTGTTCTTTACATTCGGTTACAACACAGCTGAGGGTGAAACAAACTACCACGTACTTAACTTCGGTATGATGCTGTGGAAACCTGAAGTAGTAATCGCTGCTCCTATTTATCGTGACGGCCAAACTAGCCGTGAGCTGACCGTACAGCCTAGCTTCCTGCATGTCTGCAACACTCCTATTTTGATGCACTTGATTGTAGAGAACATCGAAGCTGCCGCAGTAGGCAAAGTAGAAATCAACGTAGTAAATAAAGTAACTCCCTAAGACGCAGGGCGGCGGCGGTGGCGTCAATCCTAAGCCGATAACGCCCCCTGTACCGAAACCTCCAGTAGTAACCCCACCGGTGACTCCTACGCCGCCGGCGGCACCACCGGTAGTACCCCCAGTACCGCCAGTGACCCCTCCTACTCCTAAACCTACACCTAGTGTTTGGGTAGCTGGTAATCTACCAGGTTTCGCTCCTTTGGCAGCTTACTCTCCCTAATAGGAGAATCAGTAAGGCTGTCGTCCGAGGTACTTTGACTTTAGCTTACAGTGTATAACACCCAGGGATGGCTTCGGCTGTCCCTGGGCTTATGCTGCGTAGACCAGAGGTCTACCCAGCGCAGTATAGTACCTCTTGTAGGTACTATACTCTGCCGCGCAGAGTGAGGACTGCCCGTCAGTACGAACTAAACATCAGTCTACTCCTACCCATTCACTTTATTCTTTGTACCCTATTCTTTATTTCTTCTTTTTAAATATTCTTTCCCTTTTCTAAATACCTGTATTCTACCTTTTTTTAAACCTACATTATTTCCTTGATGTGCTAGGCTGTGGTCTAGCCTATTATCTTTTAAACTAATGCTAATCGATTTCAACTCAAGGAAAGGAATAGGTAGGTTTAACATGTCCTGGGAAATTACCCATTGCGAAATAAGTGCTTCTGAATTACTGTCAGGTACTTCGGCATTTAGCATACACACGCACTATGTGAATCACACAGGTTTTGATGTAAGCATAGCTCTACGCAATGGTTTAAAACTACGATTGCCTAATGAAGTCAATTACGGTAAAGCAGGCTTCAAAGTACGTACAGACATCTATTGTGATAGTAAGACTTTTGATAGTCTTTATCGGTATCTGATGTCAGAAGAGCAATTTCCAAAACAGGAATTAGCAGCGATTAAGCAGTATTTGGATACTCGCATGAGTAATGAGCAGATGAACATGTATCGAGGCGGACATTTGATTAGTCTCTGGTACACGCTCCCTGCTGAAAAATTGAAACTGGTAAGAGTGAGTGAATGCTACTTACCAGATGTGGATTTAGTAATCAGCATGAGTAAGGATTTAGGAGCTATCCATCATCCTTACAGTGAAGCTGGCGCTATGAATAGAGTAGCTAGAGATTTTGGCAAACAAGAACCAGGTACCCATTTAGGTTACTTGGTAGTGGATAATAGTGGTTTAAATGACCACTTGTATTTACGTGTAGGTAGCAAGATTTACAAAGTAAAGGGTCAGTGTCATTTAGATAAGAGAGAAGGTGTGTATATCACTGACTCTGGTACTGGTGATATTAACTACATTAGCTTTGATGAGAATCTAGCTGAATGGGGTTTGTTTAGGACGTATGCTGAAGCTACGGAATTAGGCAACAAGTTATTAGAAGAGACTCTGAAAAAGGAATATACTGAGAAAGAAGCAGAGCTAGTAGCTAGGAAGATGGAGTTAGAGACTGCTGCTTTAAAACAGAAGATGGAATTTGAACAGAGTAAACTTGCTATTAAGAAAGAAGAGGCTTACTTAGAACGTCTACATGAGGAAAGACGTCGTGAGATTGAGTTAGAGGAGCTACGCAGAAAGAACTTTGAAGCAGAGAGAAAGGCTGCTAGAGATGACTACTACGATTCACGTAGTGCTGCACGTAAAGATAGCTCTGAGGCTTTAAAGACTATACCTGTGCTATTAGCTGGTATAGGTGGTGTATTTACGATATTTAAGACACTAGGAGTATTGTAATGTCCTAGTATTTGATTAACTACTTTTGAAATAGGAGTAAAAAGCAAATGGACCCATTATTAGCTAAGCTAGTCGAAAAGGATACACCTAAACTCAATCCTGATTTAGCCAATGGCTTAGCTACAGTACACATGAAGAAAGTACTAGAGCGTGTGGATAGTCAGATTCGAAATGCCATGAAGATTATACCTGCTGAGTTGGGTATGCGCTATAAAGGCTTTAGACAGCTGATGCCTCATGAAGAGTTTCGTGAGCTGACACGTAAGCACACTATTGGTGGGGCTACTCGTAGCAGGTACAATCTGGCTCGTAGTGACTTATACATGGTAGAGTATACCTTTGAGTATAAAGGTGTAGATATCAAACGTATTTTGAGCTTACCATTTCTGAATAATGAAGGCTGCATGTATATCAGTGGTAGTAAGTTCATTATTAGTCCGGTACTCTGTGATAAAATCATCAGTATTGATGTCAATAAGGTATTTGTCAAGCTCAATCTAGCTAAGAATACCTTTTATTCGCAACAGCAGTACTTTGTAGCTGATGGTAAGCGTGAGACTGTACAGATGGTGTATAGTGCACTGTATAACTACGGTAGTAAGAACAAAGGCTTACCTAAAGCTATTACAGCACTTACTACCATGGTGCATTACCTATTCGCTGAGTACGGTTTCACTAAAACCATGCATGAGTTTGCTGGTATACACCCTGTAGTAGGTACAGCCGAGACTCTCACGGAAGACAGATATCCTAGTAAGGATTGGGTCATCTGTGAGAGTATTGGGTTGAAACCTAATACGTTGTCTATCAGTAGAAACATGACGTATGTGCCTACTTCTGTCAAGCTAGCAGTACCTAGACATGAATACGAGAACAACCCTAATGCTAAGCGGTATATAGTGGTGTTCTTCTATTTGTTAGACCATTGGCCTCGTCGAGTGCGTCCGGAGCATGTAGACGATTTGTCATTGTGGAAACAGTTTCTAGGTGAGCTACTGTGGGGTAATAGTGTTACCCTAGGTAGAATGGAGTCAATCGCAGATGAGCACTTGGAGTCATTGCGTAATTACATTGATTCCATCATGAAGCTGCGCTTTGAAGAGATTGGCATGCCAGTAGACAACTTCTTTCAGCTGATGGCTCAGATTGTAAACCATTTTGACGAATGGGTATTACAGAATACTAGTGACATAGCCTGCATGTACAATAAAGAGCTAGAGGTATTGTACTACGTACTGAAGAATGTCAGTGATGGCATTAACAACTTCTATTTCAGATTGACTAAAGCGTATAACAAGAAAGGTAATACGCTGACTGTTAAAGAAGTAGAAGATATCTTCAAAGCTACCATGAAAGCTGGTTTGATTTACAAACTCACTAGTGACAGAGCACATGTAGAGATTAGCACGATTAATACTAGCTCTGACAATAAAGCATTTAAGACTACTGCTGCTATTATTCCACAGGAGACTACTGGTACTAATACCGATAACGTATCACCTGAGAATCCTAGTCAGCACTTAAATAGTTCATTAGCTGAGATTTGTGCTTACACAGCTATTAATAAAGCTAGTCCTGACGGACACAATCGTATCAACCACTGCGCTATAGTCGATGCTAATGGCAAGATTCAGCGCAACCCCAAGTTTAGAGAGCTGTTAGATGATGTACAGCAGCTACTCAAACGTAATCATTAGAGAGCTTAGACAGGAGACGGATAGACGTGTCCGTCTCTAGCTTTTGGTTTTTTAAATGCATTTAAATAGGAGTACTCCCAAAATGTCTATTCATCCGTTTTTACAGAATTACCCTACTGAGGGTGGTAAATATCCTTTACCTTATTTCGCTAATCCTAATTACTTATTGACTGAGCATGGTCAAGTACCAATGGCTTTGTTTCAGCCGGGTTGTGCACCAGTGCAGTATAATGGTGAAGTAGACCCACGCATTCAATCAGCTGTAGCTTATGTGGTATCTGACTTCATCAATACCGTAATGCTCAAAAGTAACAACAATACTACCTACGGTTTGTTGTACGCTATGCTGCGGTATAACAACTGGAACAATAACACGGTTAAGTTGTTGCTGGATATCTTCTTCAGAAACATCAACAATGCTGTACGCAGAAATCCTAACTTGTCTGTAGTAGAGGTGCAAGCTAGGACTCGTCGTTATGTAGATACATTCTTAGATGCAGCACGTGCATTTACCTATTGGTACTACGTGAATAATAGTGGTGCTGCGACAGGTGTAAATGCAGCTGAGCATCAAGAGATGATTGATGTACTGGAAGAGTGGAATAAGAAAGAGATGGATGCCTATGGTAAAATCACTTTCCCTAGTCAGAAACAGCAAGTACAACAAACTGTATATCCTACTGGTACTACTAATCAGTATAACACTGGTGGGTATTACGACAATATCAATCAACAACAAGATGGGTTTAATAATCCTAACTTAGCGTATAATCCTTACGGTGTAAACAACAATGGTTTTGTGACTGATTCAGCTACTAAGCCTGTAGGCGATCCTGTAAAAGTACGCTATCCTGACCCGGTACCTGAGGAAGTAAATTACAATGAACCTAATGACGAAGGCTTCGTCGGCTTTATACCAGCTGGTACTTTTACACCCTCGCGTAGAGTGGACACACAGCCTCCTAGAGGGCCTGTAGTCACTCAGCAGTACCCTAGTAGCACCCCAGTAGCACAACCGCCTGTAGAGAGCTCCTACGAGCCAGAAACAGGCATTTCTAACAACTCAGAGTATAATCGCTGGACTACAGTAGATGACACCCTGAGTAATCCTGAGCAGCCTACTATCCGTACTGCTCACAACCCACGTACCCACCGCCGCCGTGTACTCCGTAATCGAGACACAGGCTTTACTAAAGAGGACTTTATTCCAATGGATTATAATCAACATGCAATTGAATCAGTACAAGACTTGGCTGTTGTAGAAGCTAAACGTCAAGAGATGTCTAAAGTACTGGAACATGAAGTAACAGCCGAGGCAGCTCGTCAAGAGATTACTCGCCTAGCTCCTACTGACAAACCTTTCAAAAGTGTAGTCACAGAAGACAAAGCTATTCCTGAAGTCTTCCATGATAGTGCTAACTATTTCAGTGTATTGAATCTGCGTAATACTCGCTTTGAAGAAGAGAAAGTACCTGATGTATTTATTGCTGATGCTGTAGCTACTAGCAGCTATTGCTTTGGTATCAGCAGTAAAGAAATAGTAGCTAACATGGTAGACGAATTACGTAGTGCTGATACCATGGAGAAAGTAGTGAAAGCCATGATTCGTAATGCTAGCATGGCACCTACTACATTCTGGAGTGCATTAGAGGTGACCCTGACTAGCATGATTAATACCATGATTAATCAACGTACTGGTTTGAAAGAGGTGTACATTGAGTCAGTGTGTATTGACTGGTACGATTTGAAAGAGTTGTTAGCTAAAGAATTCAATGAAGAGTTTGTAGCTAAATTCTCTAAAGAGTGTCATCGTCGTGCATTACAACTGATGGTGTTCCCTGAAGTAGGACAAGCTGGTTTTGAAACTGCTTTGGATGATTTAGCTTACCGATTTGGTATTGATGAAGAGGAAGAAATTGAAGACCTGCGCAATCGTACTGTAGTGTATCAACAGCTACAGACTGTAGCTATGCTGAATATCGATAGTAGTGATTTACCAGTAGACGTGATTAGCAGCTATGATTCAGTAGCTTTGGGTATCACTGAGACTGCCAAATATGTAGAGTTGTATCACCAAATGAAAGAGCGCAATCCTGCAGCTCCTGTAATTCTGGTTACTAATGACATGAAGGTATTTGAGATGAGTACTAGCCTGCATGATGATACATCAGTACTGCTAGCACGTATGGTTACAGGGCGTGAATGGGAAATGGCTCGCTACATGCAAGAGCTAGCTCGTAAACGTGCTGAAGCTATTGCTAGTCTCACACCAGTGTATCCTACAGAGTAGTGTATCTTCGATAAGCACAGCATAGACCCTAGGGTAGAGGTTTTATCCTCTACCCTAGGCTTATGCCGCACAGACAAGATTAGGTTTAATTGAGAGCACCTAGTCCTGTCTTCACTTTCAAGCTCTCACCTTCCTAAAAGGAATCAAAAAAATGAAGTATTTTCATAATTTAGTAGAAACAGTAGACATCTATGGCTTTAAAGCTTTAGACTGGGTATTTACCAGAGTAGCTATTAAGCTAAGACTCTGGTGGAAAGACCCTGTAGTGGGCACCAATATGAGGCGTTGGTACGGCGACGATTACATGGAGCGCCTAACCAAAGCTGAAGAGCTAGTAAAACAACAAAGACAGAAATGTCATGAATTACTAAACAACAGAAAAGAAAGGAAAGATAAATAACCTGACATAATAACCACTTAGGAATGAACCCAATGAAAGAAAAAACAATGCCTAGAGCCAGAGAGTACTTACCCCCCACTCTCTGGCAACAGGTTATTATTTTTTTTTACTCTTCGTTAGGTTCAGAGGCTTCGCCAGATGAGGCTTCGCCAGAAGTATCTTCATCACCGAAGTCACCCATGTCAAAGTCATCATCTCCACCAAAACCAAAATCATTTTCACCTGTATCTTCTTCACCAGAGCTATCGCTACTAGAATCACTAGAGCCTGTATTCTCAGTCTCATCTTCATCCATAGCTTCAGCCCAAGCTGTACTAGCGTCTTTGTAAGGTTTAATGTGTTTTACGAGACGTGCTACTGCTTTAGTCATTACATTGATGTGTTCTGACACAGATTCGTACAAATCACGATTAATCTTACCATTCTCATCTAATGCTACCATCTCAAAGATTTCAGGTAGGATATTGTTCTCAGCTGCAAATTGACGCATGTAATAAGCTTTAGTAGCTGCTTTGATAATATCCACTTTATCACCTAGTTCACCCATGGTGTCACTATTAGTAAATGCTGAATCAAAGAACTGGTCTAGCATGCTATCTAGTATTTTACCATATTGCTCTAATGCTTCCATCTGATTCTCAATAGCTACACTATTAGGACGTGGTAGATTAGCCCAGAGTCCGTCTATGTAATCATTGACTAATGTATTCACTAGAGCACGTTTAAACTCAGGTGTAAGTTGAGTACGATTAGTCAGAGCTGGATACTCTTGCTTAGCTATCAATCTATCTGTAATACGTGGTAGAGCTTTCTCTATTTGTTCACGTATCTGTTTGACAATTTCTTCATCATTTACTACGTATTTCTTAGCTAGGTCTGTAAGACTAGGTTCCCAGCTATTTTGTATCTGCATTACACGTTTAGAGAGATTGATATTAGAATTAGTAGCTACAGTAGCAAACTCAGGTGAAAGATAAGAGTCTACCATCTCAGCTGGTACTGATAGCATTACAGCTGTATCATTCTTTAATGAATCCTCTAGGTCGGAATCTACTTTAGTGTAATTAGTAGCCTCTTCTGAGAAATCAATAGTCAAATCCGGTATAGAAGGATGCCCTTCAAAACCAAACTCGTAAGCGGCTGCTGAGAGATACTCCACAATCTCAGCTGGACCTGAAGCACCAATAGGCAATACACCACCAATACCTGAACGAGTACGGTTAATCTCATGCATGATAGTCTCAGCTGTAGCCCAAGGGTCAGCATCGTATTCGTCGAACTTGATGTTGACCTTAGTACGCCCTATGCTATTACGTATACCAGCCATGAGGTTAGCAAAGCGTGTTACTACCCGCATACCTAGGAGCACTCTACCGTCTTCTAACAATGACTTACCCACACCGTATTCATTGTAGTCAATAGCTTGATAATTCACTAGCTCTTTAGGTAAGTAGAGGATTTGTGTATTTTGCTGTTTGAGCGTACGATTGAGCATGAGTCTGAAGATAGAGTCACGCTTCTGTAGTTTAACCTCACCCCCAGCTAAACCATTCTTGAGTCTCTCTAATAGGTCAGCTTCCAGCATGTCTGTAAATGACTCTACTAATGCATCAATCTGATTACGTGTAGTATAACCATTAGTAGCGTATTGATTTACCATGCGTTGTACATTAGTACTATTAGCGTCTTTAGCTGTAGAGAGGCTAGTACGTAATTCACCGTAGTAATCATCAGGTGAAGCAGCTGAGAGTGGATTACAGTTTTCATCTAAGAGTACGAAATAGCCAGTATGCTGACTAGGGTCACCTGATTCAAATGTAGGTATCACTGATTCTGAAGGTAGGTGCAGAATTAAAGGAGCACCTGCAGAGCGTCTATCTAGCTGTGACTGTGTCTTAAATACAGCCATGGTTTGATAACCATGCTTAGCGTCTTTGTAGAACTTATCAGTGATTCTTTCATTAGTGTTGGAATATAGGTCAATGACTTGTCCTTCTAGCGCCTTACCGAAACCTGTAATAGAAGATACTCGCATAGCGGTAGCTAAACGTCTAGCTTCAGGTACACGTAATACATTCGGATTATCAGATACAGTAATAGGCATAGCTCCGAAGTCTTTAAATGTCACTACTCTATCAGGAGTCTCTACAATAGGAGTCTCTAGGAGTGATTCAAATACTGGTTTTCTCTTATTAATAGGTGTAGAGGAATATAGTCCTTTACCTAATAAACCAATAGGTGAGTAATAAGAGTCATTGTCTAATTCTTTAAACGATTCTACCCCTATTTTTCTACCACGATTAATAATTTCATCTAGAGTATTTTCAGGTAAAACTGCTGTAATCCAGCTGCCTGTAATACCCAAAATATCCCACAAATACTTGGGTAGCTGCTCTCTGATTTTATAGTCTCTGTCCAGAGACTCTGCTATTTGCAGGTTCAGAGCGGAGATTATCTCCGGTGGTAGACTATCACATTCTGAACTAAAAGTCAATGAAGTCTCTAACATGTCCTTAGGTGATAATGTAGAATTCTTCAAGATTTCTAAAGACATTTTGACGTCAGGTAACAACTGAATGAAGTTCTTAGCATCGCGTATTTTAGAGGAGGTATCTGTAGAGATACTTCCTAATATGCTTTGGTCAGGACCGTTTCTATCATTATACCGACGTCTAGACTCAGCTTCTGGGTCTTTCACTAATTTACTGATAATACTAGCCGTTTCCAGATTACGTGTCAGCAGAGATGCTGGCACGTTCTTCTGCTGCGCTGCTGCTTGTATTACCTTTCCAAATGAGTTTTGTTTCATTTTTCTAAATCCTCTTTAATAAAGTAAGATTGCAAATGGCTACTAACAACTATTTTAATATTTATCTCTCCGATACATTTGCACTGGCAGAGACCTTGGTCATAAAGTCAGAGCAGACGGCTAGAGGACTAAATAGTCTAATAGCCTACGAATTCGGTGATAATGCAGTAGACTTAGGTAGACCTGATACCTGGAAGTATTACTTAAATGTATCAGGTTTATACCACCCTACTGACAAGATGATGCGAGTAGTATCTTTGGATACACTCGAAGAGATTGATTTTACCAAGGAAAACCTTAGACTGCATAGAGCTACTAATAATGCTTATCAGTACGGTAGTAGGTATTACCTAGAGCTATTGAGTAGGTTTCCTGGGCAGGAGATGCTTATTAAAGGTATCTTGTATCCTGCTGATTTGGATAAAGCTATTAAAGCTAAAGATGGTAGTATATTGAGTTATAAACCTGACTTAGTGGAGTATAACGAATATAGCTTTGTCAAAGAATTGCAAGACTGGATATATTTGTACCGTAAGCAATTTAGAAATCCACAGTACAATACCACACATGAGTTATTTGAAGCTGTTTGCTTAGCTCAGCTGTACATGCACTTAGTACCAGCTATCATGAACATACGGCTGAGAAAATGTCGTACTAATGAAGCACATTCTTATCATGTACGTAGATACTTAGCTAGTCATGGTTTTCTAGATGAGTATTTGAATTACTTAACTACACGTCAAGCATTGTGGTGTTATCGCAATATCAATTACATTGAGCGATATGCCGGTCATGCTGATACCTTTGAATGGCTGATTGAGAATCTCATGACTGATAGGAATATCCCTATCGGTGAGTATCGCATGTATCATGATACTACCTTTCAGCCTAATGGGGTAGAGCCATTCAGACCTGAGTTGTATACTGAGGGTAAAGCTATTTATCCTAGAGTATTGTTTACTAAACGTAAGTTGAATAACATAGCTCATGTAGATGGTAAAGACACACACTCTTTAATAGAGATGTTTGATAAAGAAGACCCTTTAGCTGTAGACAATCCTAGATTCAAAGAAGACGATGCAGCTAAGGCTAAGACTCTGATGAAGCATAGCTTGAGTAATAAGCTCTTAACTAAGATGCTAGAGTCTAGCATGTACGACTACACTGATAGCTTGTATTACAAACAAGCTGATATCATGGTAAATCAGTGGATACAGCGTGCTTTTGAAGGTACGTATAAAGCGGCTATTACAGCTGTACACCCACAAACAGGCGACAGTATACCACTCACAGCTAAAGAAGCTCTTTATCTCTTGTATTACGCATTTAGAAAAGCATTAGGACAAGAGGTAAAATACTTACCTACGTTTAAAGCTAGTCGTGTACCTAGACATCCAATACCTGATACTACTGATATTAGAAAGCATGTACCTTGGGATAGAATATCTGAAGAGTCAGCTAGACTGGCTCTGGAGCTTATGCCGGTTACAGATGTAGCTATCAGTATTGAGCAGTTTTACAATGACTGTGTAAAATACTGGGAAGCTGCTAACCTACAGCGTAATCTAATATCTACCTACGACCATCTAGAGGATAGAGCTTACGCTGAGAACATGGTAAACCGTATCTACTGTATTGCACAATTTCCACCTGAACGTGAGGATTACTTGTACAGTAAATGGCTGTCAGAGCACAGTATCAGCCTACATGGGTTACATGAAGATGATTACTGGAGACTGTTTGAAACACTATTAATAGCAGGTACTGGTGTAGAACTCTCTAACGTAATGAGTTCACGTAATGTACAAAAGGCTATGGTAAATTTACTATTACAATTGTCTAGCTACTCTATTCAAGTAGTACGTGACATTAATGATGGTAATATTCACCAAGGTGATGGCTTACGTATACGTGTAGGTAATAGAGAAGCTGATACTGTATCTGAAATAGATGCTGGTATTGAGCTAGGTGTAGATGTATTTGATTATACTGGCAGTGTAGAACAATGGGTAGATTTTGATAGTAATAAGGTAGATGCCGAGGATGAAGTAGATGGTACTGTTGAAGCTGAGACTCTATTAGTCTTACCTAATCTATTCAATGACCCTGCTATTAGAGAAAGGTCTGAGGGTCATCATGAAGTGTATCATGTAGACATTGCTAGAATGGACTATGGTTACAACTACGGTAGATATCCTAATAGATTAGGTCTATCACCTCTGTGGTTGAATGACTTTGATTATAATAGTCCTGAGTTTAAGCACTATGACTTAGTGGATATTTATCAGCGTGACTATGGTTGCAGTATAGAGCATGAAGAGAGTGTTGATATCAATCAGTACTTCTCTAATCCTAACTTGCCAGGCTTTGACCCCAAGCCGTAGGCTCTAGAGTAGAGGCTTTGACTCTACTCTAAAACCCTAGCTTAGCTTTAATTATTATTTTTTTTTACTAAACAGAAAGAGAAGTGACTAATGATTACTACTGTAATGAAACCTATTACCAGCACTATTTACGGTGCTGAGCTACAGACAGCTCAATTGATTGGTGCTGAGTATCCTATTCGTGAGAATACTACACTCAATCAGAAGTTTCACATTCAAGAAGGTGTAGTACATTCTGCTGGTACTTATCCACGCATGAAATACATCGCTATCGGCAATGGCGGACATCGCTCAAAAATCGGTGCTAACGGTATTGAGGTTGGTGAGGTTTTGCAACATAAGCCTACACATGGTGCTTTGTTTAATCACTTACCATTTGTAGTACGTGAGCCTAATAATGACCTATCACCACAAGAGCGTGAGCGTTATGGTCTGCGTACAATGGAAGAGCACAACGGTACTAAGTTCATTGTCTATTACCTACGTCGTTTAGATGTAAGTAATTTGTCTACTCAATTGAAGTATACTACTGTGACCAGTAAAGGTTTGAATGATACTACTACTCAAGATACAGACTATACTCCTACTGAACGTGATGTACTGTATCCTACACCTGAACCTTTGAAAACTATTGACGTAAATACACTTAACGGTGATTATGTCCGTTGTGAAGCCGTATTGTCATTAGTAATGTCTAAGGCTGAATTGGATGAACTGAAGAATGCTTGTAAGATTATCTACGGTGATGAGCGCTATGCGGTAATCAGTGAAATTGGTTTGGTATCTGGTGTAGACAAAGTAGTGCCTAGTACTACTGGTGGTAACTTCAACTACACTGAAGTAATTAGTGCTCAGATTGTAGCCTTTGTAGCTACTGACTTTAGAGCTTATTATCACAACAAGAAAGTTACACTAGACATCAATATTGGTGCTAGTGAGCCTATGTTTGAATTGGTAGCTCCTTAAAGATGGAAGCTAGTACTACATGGAATAACAGGGTCTGTATCATGGGCATAGACCCTGGTAGTACTACACTAGGCGTAGGAGTGATTACGATTAATACCGAGACTGATGCAATAGTCTCTACTGAGGCTTTTACTTTACATGCTGATAAAATCAGTGGTTATACTGGTTTAGAAGAGAGTCATGGTGATAGAATTAGGAGGCTGTCTGTATTAACAGATACGCTGGAGGATGTCTTCTTTAGATATAATCCTGTAATGATAGGTAGTGAGTCTCCTTTTTACAATCGTTTTCGTCCTAACGCTTACGGAGTACTAGTAGAGACAATAGGAGCTATTCGTGCTGCTGCTATGCGTTACTCTAGCACTATAGTGCCACGTATGATAGACCCACCTACTGTGAAGAATGCCCTAGGTGCTAAAGGCAATGCTAAAAAGGAGGCTGTACAGGCGGCTTTATTGAAACTAGAGGGTATGCAACCTGTAATACCTTTTACAGAGCTAGATGAACACTCTGTAGATGCTATTGGCGTAGCCTATGCTTGTTATAAACGTTATTTGGAGGATAGTAATCATGTCTAAACGGACTGTATTATTGTTATTATCCATTGCATTGATAGTGATATTGCTCTATGGTTTTAGTGTAGAGCGTATGCGTACTGTCAATAGCAATGTAGTAAAAGACGAGTTAGTCAAGGCTGCTGTATCAGAGCGTATCCAATCTGGTAGTGTAGCTAATGTAAAACCTATTAATTCTAGTGAAGTAGCTATTGTCGATAAAGTAAAGATAGTAGATGCTAACACTGGAGCCAGTGCTACTGCTACAGTAATAGTAGACAAGAAACCTGAGGCTGAGATAGTAGCTGAATCAGTCAAGAAGATTAAGTCTGCTAATAAAGAAGACGTAGTAGCTATTGCTCACTTACAGGAAAAGGTAAATAAAGTAAACCCTACTATCAAGATACCTGAGCCTGTAGTAATAGAGGATAAGAGTAAAGTGAGTGAGTTAAGATTGACTCGTGCTCTAGTAGACAACCCTCATGTAACTGAGCAAATTAGAAAAGACACTCTTAATGAACTAGCTGATGAGAAAAAGAAAATAGCTGCTAGTGCTCCTGCTGGTAAAGAACCTACTGCTAAAGAGCAAGAGCAAGCTATCGATAAAGTCTGGGCTAGCTACTGTAAGAGTGTAGAACACAAGGACGAAGGATGTACTACACCATGAATGTAGACATTTACACCTTTATCAAGAGAATAACCACTTTGGAGACTATTTAACATGAAAACTAAACAACTAGTATCGGTATTGGTAGTATTGGGGTTTGTAGTAGCTTGCACCATCAAGAATGATAAACCTACTGATAAGTTACCTGAATCTAAGATAGTAGTAAATAAGGTAGGTGTGACTAACATCAAACCTCCTGTAGAGATAAACTGCAGACTACCTAGACCTCCTAAAAAAGCTGAGTACAATAAACTCTCTAGTGATAAACAAGCTTTATTGATGGCTGAATACGTAGAGAAAGTAGCTCTAGCTAATAAGGAGTGTGAAGAGAGTGTAGCTAAGCTCAGAGCTTGGCACGAAGCTCAAATCAACTACACTAAGGAAAACTACACTAAAGTAGTGGTTCCTAGTAATGTAAAAGAGGCTATTAAAAAATGAATAGTGTATTAGACCGTATACCTGATACAGAGACAGTGAAAGACTTGCTGGTAAAAGACCCTAGCTTTCGTGCTCTCTGGAATCAGTATTTGACAGCTGTAGAGACTACACAGATGCCTAAAGAACTAGAATTGACTAGCACTGGTGAAGAGGTAAAACGTGTAATCAGTGAGCTACCTGAGAGCATGCGTGTACACATCTATGCTGATATGCTAAATGAAGTAGATAATCAGCTACAGATTAAAGCTAAGCTAGCTGATAATAGCAGTACTGGTGGAGTGATTCACCAAGTACGTAGCGACGTTAATTTATTCAGATGGGTGATTAAAGCTATTGTAATTTTGTTTGGCTTAGCTATCGTAATGTGTATTGGTGGCGCTATAATACTGCTGTATGCTAGCGGTAAAGTGGCAGACGGGAGTGTATTGACACCGCTGATTAATGGTAGTGTAGAGTTCTTTAAACTACTGTTAGATTTCTTTAAATAATGAGGTACTGAAGATATGTCTTTATTTAGAAAAGCATTAGGCTTAGAGAATGAAGAAATGGGTAAAACTGAGCCTGAACTAGAACATGTATTCTGGGTGAAAGTAAATCAACCTGATTTCTTACATGGTGCCGTATCTGCTGTAAAACATAAGCAGATTGTTTTCTTCATGGATAAGCAGGATGATAGCTTAGTAGGTGGTATTATTCGTATACGCAGCATTGAAGATGCTAATGGTGAGGTCAGCTATGAAATGACTATCAAACAAGACCACGGTACTAAAGGCAAGACTGAAGTCACTATACCTGCTACGTACGACATGTACGTACAAGCTGCTGGTCTAGCTGATGAGATAGTAGTAAAACATCGCTATGTCTTTAAGGAAGAAGGTAGTGATTATACTTGGGAAGTAGATGCTGCACCTGATGGTAAAGGTAGCTATTTCCCTTGGTATCGTGTAGAACTAGAAGTACCTAGCATGGATGCTAATGTACCTGAATTTCCATTTGAGACAGATGAAACATTAGGCGAGCCTAGTGTAATGCAGACTGGTAATCAGAAGGATTGGGAAGAACGTAGTAAAGAGTTGTACGAATATTACTTCGTTAAGAAAGGTCCATTAGCAGCTTATGACAAAGATGATACACAGACTGTAGCTAAAGACAGTAAGGAGAGTGAAGAATGAATGAGGTAAAGTTTACAGATAAACTAAACTGGGGAGCTTTTATAAAAGAGCTTATCCTTTGGTGTTTTAGTTTTATCATTAGCAATGTAGTCAATCTACTGGCTTTTCCTTTAGCACCAGTAATTGCTTTGTTTAGTCTTAAAGACGATGAAAAGTCTATACCTAAAATTTTTCATTGGTGGCTGACTGATGATAATCCCATTGACGGGGATGAAGGTCATTGGTTGAGACATCCTGAAGATGGTAAGACATTTACTAAGTTTAAAAGACGTACTGCTTGGCTTTGGCGTAATAAAGGCTATACCTTTGATACTAAATATTTGAGTAGAAAAGTAGGTAGTGTTTTCTTTGTTAAAGGTAAAACTGAAGTAGGAGATACTCCTGTTAAGGATGGATATAGTTTTGCTGTAGATGAAAACGGTGTCTGGCAGTTTTACTTGATATTTAAATATCCATTTGCTAAAGGTAAATGTTTTAGATTACGTTTTGGATGGAAAATAAGACTACCTCTTAATGATACTAGTATTAATCGAGAACAAATGATTGCTACTAGTATTGGATTGTGGAAGTCTTATACAGAAGAATAAGTGCAGCAGTACAGAGTATCTACAAAAGGTACTCTGTAGCGCTAGACTCTCGGACGCCGCGACTCTCCGGGTGCGGGGAAAGGGGGGGGGGGGAGAAAAAACCCCCCCCCCTTGGCGACTATGCCGTTTACATTAACTAGCCAATTATACTGTCAGAATTTGTCTATCTACCCAGTTACCATTAGCATCATTCCCTTTTATTCTCAGTACCCCATTTTCAAAATACGGAGCTAGAGTAGGAGGTATTACATTGGTTTGCATGTTGGTATAATTGCCATTTAATATACTAATACCTTTCACATTAGCAGCTATCCATTGCCATGGAATCTGGTTACCACCACTACCATAATCACCTAAGAATAACATAGTGTTTCTATTAGTAATATAGAATATTTTACCATTATTCATATTAGGATTAATATCATGTTGTCTGTCGACAATTACTTTGTGTGCATTACCATTATCGGTAAGAGCTACAAAAGCAATTTCTCTCCATGAACCATTGGCACTAATGTAGCCAAGACCATCAGTATTGAATCTGGCATTATTGAATTCTAACGTATACGCACTAGTCCACGGATGCAGGAACACCCCGTAAAAATCCTCTATGAAATTAACTGACCTAGTAGCATTTCGTACGTGCTCATTTCTGAACACATCAGTTTCAAAAGTGATGCCAACAAATTTAACAATAGTTTCTTGAAAAGCAATAAACGAATACCAATCTAGGTGAAATGTAAGGCGAGTATCCCTAACATCCGAAGAATTAAATACAGGATAAGACCCTTGCAACAAAATGGTAGTGCGACGATTATGAATATCAGGATTATGTTGTTTAGCCTGATTAGGTGGCGCTATTAAGTTATCTGTGTAACTACCGTAGGGGGCTATCGTAATAGTACCACCTCTAAACACAGCTGTTTCACCCTCCGACCTAAACCACTCACGCCCTTGCTGTTTATCGTCTACTGTAGGTTGTCTCCAGTAGAGTAATTTCTTACCTACATAATGAGTCTTACCCTCAGCTAGCCAGATATTACGATTTACTAGGCCTGGCCCTTGTGCTAACGCATAGACTAGCGTGCGCAGTGGCTTATTACGACCTCCCCTACCATTAAAGCGAGTAATTTCTTCATCCACACCTATGTCGGGGTCTACGTAGACATTAGCAAAACGTTCAGGTGGTGTCGTACCATAGTACAGACCATCATCCTGTAACGTAATCATGTTACCTTCTACTTTAGATAACGGAATAGCCTCAGGTACTAGCTTACCTTCTTTAATCACTTCACCAAATCTATCATCGATTTCTTTTTTGGTGTATACGCCAATCTTACCTGCTGTGACTTCATGAGGATTATTTTTATCCTCAATGTGTCGTCTTAGTGCATTCTCTAGCTCTCTTACACGTTCGCTAGTACTACCGATTGTTTTCTCGATGTATCTGTAAATGTTTTCGTGAGACCCTTCATCACCTACCATGATAGCATGGCGTAACTGTTGAATAGCTTGTACTAGGTATTCAAAACCGTACACGTCGCCAATATCATGCAAATGTTTAGCGGGTGGGTATACGGCTGGTTTGTTGTAGATATTACCCCACTCTACTTTACGGTTATCTAACTGCAAATCTTCAATCTGTTGCATGATAGCTGTAGTAGAATAGCCGTAGAGGCCACCAATACATTGGTAGTCTACACTAATAGTGTTAGACACCTCAGTATTGGTGATTACGATTATAGCGGCCACCTCAGCTTTAGCATGTTCACTAGCCATCTGATAGAGGTTATCAAACTCGTAGTCTTGACCTGCTACTAAGACACGAGCCGTAGCCACGTCACGTACTACAACAGAAGCTGTGTAGAATGCTCCGTTTTGCAGAGCCACAGCGCGTACTCGTGTAGGTTTGAGTGTGTGCAGCTCATTTAACACTAGGTTATCTCTACTTGTGCCTGTAAGGTCAAGCGAATACCGAATAGGATTAATAGGCATTTGTTTATTTACCTTTCATTAAAGAGTTATCTAAAGAACTATTTGCTGAGCTGTAGCTTCTAGAATAGTAGCTGCTCTAGTATTAGAGTCTTCAGTCTTAGTAAGGAGTACTTTGACTTTAATCATGTTCTCACTAGAATGAATATTTACATCTACTGGATTCGTAACTTTACCATTTAGTATTATACCTACTTTATTAAGCTCTGTTACACCCGTACCCGCAATACCTTTAGTAATTACAGTAAGCTCATGTAAATAAGCATCAGCTGTTTCTACAGCATTAGCTAATTGACCAGAGTTAGCTGTTGTTAAATTAAGTACTAGCTTTTCAGTAGTGGGTACTAATGTATCATTACTAGTAACAGTAGGATACGTGAGTAAGCAAGTAGTACTAGCGTTAGCTGTATCTAAAGGGATAGTTACTTCTTTAGAGACGGTATAAGTTTTACCAGCACCTTTTTCTTCTTCAGTATACCCTTTTACAGACTTAGTAGCTATACCGAATCTATAATTGTTAGATGCTCGCAACTCAGTCTTTACTCTATCAGCAGCTGCTGTCAAGACTTGCTCTAAGGATTTATTCTCTAGAGTAACAGCATTCAAATCAGCAGCTTTCTTGACTTCTTTAATAGCTTCGTTAGTAATCTTTCTTAAATCTTCAGCTGTGAGGTTAGCGCTTGGTAAGATTTGTTTGAGTTCCTCTACCACTTCAGCTTTCAATTCAGTATAAGACTTACCTTTAAAGCGTTCTGTATCGTAAGCAGTACCACTAGTACCTACCTTACCTGCTAGAGCATTATCTATTTCTCGCTTAGTATAAGTATCTACCTCATGTGGATTATTCTTATTTTCGATATGTGCCTTTAGAGCTTTACCTACAGCTGCTTCAATAATAGCACGTACTGAGGCTGGTGTAGTGTACAAGTCATTAGCTTCAGATTCAGCTGCTTGTGTCAATGGTACGATAGTGTAGTTAGCTACATTACCTAATCCTACTTGCTGTTTATTCACCTCATGAGGGTTATCTTTATCATTTAGGTGATTGTTAAGTTCAGTATTAGCACTACCATTACCGCTAGTGCCATTCTTTCTGCGAATAGCATTAGCAATATCGTAGATAGCTTCTACTACTTCTTTTTCACCCACCATGTCTACTAAATCCCACTCATGTGGTTCAGGTGGAAATACCTTAGGTACATTAGCAATTTGTTCCCAGGTAGTAATCAATGGGTTGAGTTTGTAGTTAGCTAGGACTTGTGCTAAACCAGTACCGTCTAATACCCATTCTCCACCTAAGGTATTGTAGCTGATAATGATTTGTCCTACTAGATTCATGTTAAGTAAGCTGATACCACCGTAGACTGGAGCTGCACAAGCACGACTTGCACCAATGAAGTAATAGCTAGGCACCCAGTCTACGCCTTCTCTTAATTCTCGTCGGTTACCAGAATTATCAACATGAATTACAGAGACATTTAGATTAAAATAAGGAGCGCATCTAGGTACAATAAAGTGATAGGTGCGCCAGTTAGGTTTAGTCAGAGTGTGGTGTTCCTCTGCAATACGGTTAGCCGGTAATCTACCTGTTACATCCAGCTCGTATTGAAATTGTTTGGTGATAGTACCCATGTGTAATATACCTCAAAAATTAGCGTAATAGAGCATTCCGACAGGGGTTTAGCCTGTCGGAATGCTATGTAAAAGTTTAACAACCATAGGATTCGAGCATGTACGAGTATAAAAATGCGCTGGTAAAGTCCAGTAAAAATGACAATAGATGGATAGAAAAAGACGTGTCTGAAACAGTATTGAGAGAGCTTTTTCATGATTATCGTAAGGTATATTTAGTACTGACTAATAGCATGTTGACTAAGCCTGTATCATTAGACATGGATAAGCTAAGAGGTAGCTTAGGTAATAGCTTAATGACAGTAAAAGAGTGGTTAATTGATAATGGTAATAAAGCATTACCTACTAATGAGAAACTACCAGCACTTACTAATGCGTTTGTACGTTATTACGACATGATACAATACGGTTATAAAGCTAAGCCTGTAAAAATCAGTACAGCACCTGATGCTGCTCTTCCTTTATCAGAAAAGACTAGTCTCTTTGTTACTAAGCCAGGTGTAGATTTGACTAATTTTGATAAAAGGATGATGGTTTGTGTCAATGGTTATTTCCATTACATTGATTCTGAAAAAGACGGTGTGTGGGTATGGCTGGCTATGCAATCACAGATGATTAGTGGTTTGAATCTGATAGGGATGTTGGATTTCAAAGAGATAGGTGAATTGAGATACGAGAAGGTTACTGAGGATATGCTGTTTCATGTAGGTGAAGGTAATCCATTCAGTAGTCAAGTAGGTATTAAGTGTAAGAAACCTATTGAAGGTAGTACTCCTATTTTAGTAATAGGTGGCTTTATGCATGTACTGAATGATGATGTGTTTTATCAGTACAATGACAATAGCTTAGTAGTGAATACTAATAGACTACACTTACATGAAAGATTTCAAGACTCACGTGAGTATTTGAATTACGAGACTCTACCTTATACTAGAAGTAATACTAATCCTAGCATGGTAATACGTGATGATTTTCTAAGTGATGAGAATCTGAAAGCCTATTTCACTATGCCTCAGTCTTTTATTGTGTTTGTGAATAATCAAGAGTTATATACAGCTAAAGAATGGATTAGGACTCCTCCTACTCCAGGTTTGATGATTAGTGCTACTAAACCTGTGTTACCTTTATTTCACAAGACAGGGCAGGTTATTAATTACTGGTCCAGACACCAGCATGGACTGTGGGCTATTACCATGGCTGATAACCAATGGAGTCGACGTTTCTTTGAGACTAATGATTTTAGTAGATTGAATGCTTTGATGGATAGCGAGCAGAGCCAGATGCCTGTGCTATTGAGCATGGGTTTCTTCTTGCGTATAGGTAAGGATATCAGTATTAAATAAGTACGGACATAGCCTAGGGGAGAGGGTTTTTCCTCTACCCCCGGCGTGTGCCGCACTAGTAATAAAACCCCGCCCACTATGCCAATAGTAGTGCC